TCACGTCTATAGAAGTATACCTCTATAATTTATGGGTCTAACCCATACGTCATTACAATGTAATTACATATACACATCATATAACCCAGTTTAATCCATCCAGCTTAATCCATCCAGTTTAACCCTTCCATCTTCCCACATTAATCACATGCATTAAAAATAATTCTTGACAGAATGTTTTTGGAGTGTTAGTGGTCGAATGTAGTAATGGAGGTGATGCTCATGGCTCGGCTTGTATCACGTGATAATAAGGAAGAGAGTGTGCCAACTCCTGAAAGGAAGAGCAGAATTCCCACCCCAGAGATTCCTCCTACAAAACCAATCATAGCAGATATTACAACTCTTACTAATTATAATGCAGACAGAGACTTGTCGATGTGGGAAGCTGCCACTTCTACCAAGGGAGCCAAGGTGTCTCGCACTAAGAAGGTGTTTGGCGAGATTACTTATGGGAATGTTGAGGAAGCTATCTGGACTTCTGGAGGGCTGATTACGAACATTGCTCGTAAGTTATCCTTGTCTGTCTATCACGTGAAGAATGTATTGCGTAAGTATCCTTCTCTGTCAAAGATGTTTGAAGAGTTTCGGGAGGCTCTTATCGATGAGGTGGAATGTCATTTGATGGACAAGATTCGTAATAAACAGGATACGGTTGCTATGATTTTCATGCTGAAGTGTTTAGGGAAATCTCGTGGTTGGATGGAAGCCCCGGTTGCTTCGTCAAGGAAAGCTCCTGTTAAGATAAGGATCATTCCTGCTTCTAAAGCGGATGCGGCTACTCGGAAGAAGATGGGTGCTCAGAAGACCGTTTTAGAGTTTAAGAGGAAGGTTGCTGATGGCACGACGGAGTAAGGTCGCTCAAGCTCAGGCGCAGACTGAGGATTACTTGCACGAGTTATTGCATGATGAGAATCCTGAGGAGCGGGAGCTTTCTTTTGTCGCTACCGACATTTTCTTCAGGAACCAGGCATCAAAGGCGCCTATTGTCATTGACCGCGGGGGAAGAGGTTCGAGCAAATCCCATAGTTTAGCCCAGCTCATGCATTATAAGTTCTTCACTGAGGAGAGGAAGAAAATACTCATACTTCGTAAGTCTCTGCCATCCCTGCGCCAGTCAGTGTACCCTCTGATGAATGATCTCGCTATGGAATATGGTGTCAGGGATAGGATCATTGAAGAGAAGGTTCATCTGAATTGGTATTACAATGGCTCTTTGCTTCATTATGGTTCTGTTGACGACGCCGCTAAGATTCGATCCTCTAACTGGAACTATGTCTGGATTGAAGAAGCTACTGAAATAGATTATGATTCCTTCCAGGACATTCGTTTCTGCGTTAGGGAGCCTTCGAGAGACGGTCTTCGCAATCAGATATTCCTTAGCTTCAACCCAATTGATGAGCATCACTGGATCAAGACGAAGATTGTAGACGATCCAACCATTCATGCAGAAGAAATAATATCTAACTACAAAGACAATCCATTCCTGCCAGAAGACTACGTGCAGATGCTTCTCGATCTTGAGACGCAGGATCCTTCGTTGTATAATATCTTCACGCTGGGCAATTGGGGGCGGCTTGAGAATTTGATCTACAAGAACTGGGATATTGTAGACTGGCTGCCTGATGAAGGAGCCGTTGACAAGATCGCTTATGGTCTTGACTTTGGTTATAATATGCCGACTGCTCTCATTAAGGAATACATCAAAGGGAAGGAATGCTGGGAAGAGCAGTTGTTGTATCACAAGAATCTCACCAACTCAGACTTGATCTTAAAGCTGCAAAGTTTGATTCCAAAGGAGTTCAGACGTTCTCGTATAATATGGGCGGATTCTGCTGAACCTGATAGAATCGAAGAGATCCGAAGAGCGGGGTTCAATGCCAAGGCCGCCCATAAGATAATTCAGGTTGGGATTGATTCTGTTAAGAGAATGGTTTGCCATATTTATAGTGGTAGTGTTGATCTCATCTCTGAGCATCGGAGTTATTCTTGGCGGAAGGATAAGAATGGCAATGTTCTTGATATTCCTATCGATTGGGCAAATCACTTGATGGATGCGAAAAGATATGCTATACACAATTCAACTAAAGGGGCGGCCGGTGTTCGTATACGGGTGATATGAGAGGAGAGAGCATGTTTGAGAAGTTGGTTGGTAAAGTTGGTTACAATCTGTTGTCGTGGGAATATTCTCGTCAGCAGAGACATGCTATGAAGGGTGTTGTTGGTCCTCTCATTGATGATCACCGTATTTTTCGCTCCTTGAGAGAACTGCTTGGTCCTTATTCTGCTGTAGTGCAGCAGCCTTACAAACAGTCTGTTTGGGTGTATGCTTGCTTTCCGGCAGGCACACCGATATTAACTGATAATGGTGTTTGTAACATTGAAGATATGGAAGTTGGAGATGTTGTTTACAATCATCTTGGTAAGCAGGATGAAGTGATCGAGGTAAAAATTTTAGATTATACTGGTAAATTGTTTAGTTTGAAATGCAATGGCCTTCCTCCTATTCAAGCTACTTCAGAGCATCCATTTTATGTGGAGCGGGACGGAGGCAGGCAATGGGTAGAGACTAAGGACATTCAGATTGGTGATTATTTACTAACACCTGTTATTGATATTATAGAGGACAAGGAGAAATGGGTTGTCAAAGTTGAGAATAAAGGAAGGAAGGATAAATATAAAAAACATGAACAGGAGGTCCTTGTTAATAATGATCTATTATTGTTGATAGGGTATTATTTGGCCGAAGGAAATGTACGAGTTAAGAAGTGTGGTCCTGGTCGAGTTTTTCCCAGCACAGTGCAATTTACCTTTTCTATTGAGGAGCGTTTCTTTGTTGATGAGACTAAATCCTTGATGCAAAAGTGTTTTGGTATTAGTCATTCTTTGGAAGCACCTTCTGAGGGAAGGGTTTCCGTTCTTTTTAATTCAAGAATAGCCAGTGACTTTTTCCTTTTGTTTGGAACCGGGGCATCTTATAAGAAGATACCTGATTGGGTTGCTAAACTCCCAATTGAAAAAACAATGTTCCTCTTGAGGGGGTTTTGGAGGGGGGATGGTTGTGAAAGTCCTAATGGTGATTTTAATCTTGATACAATTTCCCCTTCTCTTGTTGAAGGATTAAGATTTTTGCTGTTGCGACAAGGGATTGTTCCTTATGTTTTTAAAAAAGAAGGTTGTAGACGTTGGGTAATTAACCAAATGTGTGATTGTCGTGATAGTTTCCGATTAAGAATTGGTGGGGGTTATAAACGAAGGGCAAATTTGATTTTTAAAAACATGCTTTGGAAGAAGGAGAAGGGTTCGTGGAATGCTGGTAAAAGTATTTGTGCTATAGAAAAAGGATATGCAAAGTTTCCAGTTAATAAAATTGGATATGAGAAGGTCAACAACCTACCTGTTTTTAATTTGGAGGTGAGGAAGGAGCATTCTTATTTGGCATTTGGTGTTGCCACTCATAATTGCATCAATGCCATCATGTCAAACATAGCAAGAGTTCCTTTTATCATTCGCAAAGACGCTGGAGACGATATTGAGCCAAAGAGAGTTGAAGAAGGACCAATTTACGAACTTTTTCAAAATCCAAATCCTCTGATGACCTTGAGTAAGTTGATTGAGGCCACTTTCGGTTTCTATGAAATGGCTGGTGAAGCCTTTTGGATTCTTGAAGGACGAGACGATGTTTCCCAGATACCTAAAGAGATATGGACATTTCCACCTTCCCGCTTTGAGCCTGTGATAGATATAAAAACAAATTGGTTGTTGGGTTGGAAATACTCGGGGAAAATAGAAGTAATATTCCCTCTGAGCCAAATCATCCATTTCAAAATGTTTAATCCATACAATGATTTACGAGGATTATCCCCACTCGAAGCATCCAAGTTAAGCGTAGAGTCAGATTATCATGCATCGATGTATAATAAGGTATTCTTCGAGAATGGGGCGGTCACATCTTTGAATATCACTGTACCGGAAGAGTTGAATGATGATAGTTATGATAGGATGTTGAAGCAGTTTGAAGATAGGCATAAAGGATCAAAGAAGGCGCATAGGATTGTTATTGCAGAAGGTGGAGCAAAGATCACAGAAAGCAGGCTTGGTCAGCGGGACATGGAATTTATCGATGGCAAGAAGATGTCCCGTGAGGAAATCTTTGCCGCCTACAGTGTGAACGAAGTCGTATTGGGGCTTTTTAAGGACGTGAAGTCCTATGAAGGATCAAAGGCAGCACACAAGGCGTTTTGGGAAGAGTGCTTGATGCCGAAGGTTACTTATTTTGAAGAAGTGCTTTGGGCGAAGTTCTTCTCCAGGATAGGTGTCCGCAGAGGCAAGGGGAGAATTTGGGGTGAGTTTGATCTTGCCACTGTCGGAGCATTGCAGGAGAATTATAAGGATAAGGTGGTTACTGCCAAACTTATGTGGAGTATGGGTTGGCCAATCAATATGATAAACAAAAGACTTCAGCTTGGTATGCAGGACGTAAAATGGGGCAATGACGCCTTCATTCCTGGAGGTTATTCTTCTTATGCTTATATTATGGCTCATGGTGGAGCACAGAACCAAGCTCCAGGGAAGGACAAACCAGAAGCTCCGAAAGAAGAATCAAAGAAAGTAATTGAGATGGTAAAAACCCCAATGATCGAAAACAATCCTTATCAAATATATAAACAACCAATCGAAAAGGAGTTTAAAGCAAAGATTAAGACATTGCTTTTTAATCAGAGAAAGGATGCTCTTGAGGCAGTATATGAAGATAGGGATATTGATCGATCTGAGAAGTGTTATGGTAAACTTCAGCGAGAATTAAAGGAAGTTTTCTTCACTGCTGTCTACAGAGGACAATATTCTGTTTGGAATGAGATAGGCGCAAGCTCAGAACAGCCTTCAAATGGCAACGACGCAGAAATTGCCCGTTTTATTGATGCAAAAACCTCGTTTGTAGTAAGCAATTTTAAAGCCCTAATAGGCAATTTAATAGATGCTTTTGAGCAATTTAAGAGTAAAAATGGTAATGATAAAGAGGTTTTTGCTGAGAAGGTACGGGAGATATATAATTACTTGACGCAGAAAAGTTATACTGTAGCAGAGAACGAAGTTGACACAGCTTTTTATTTTGGCAGGAACATTGAAATGGAAAGAGCAAGGAAAGAGATTAACACTGCTCTCGCTATTACGAAACAGGATATGTCGAGAGACGATTGGATTGAGGCTTGGAAGAATGACCCTCATTGGGCAACAAGTTTGAATCCTTCCCCTCTTGCAAAAGCGGCAGTGAAAGCAGAAATGATGAATACCACCATCTCCAATGTTCTTGATATAGGATGTGGTAATGGTCGGGACTCTATTTTCTTTGGGGAACAGGGTTATAATGTCATTGGAATTGATTTGTCGCCTGAAGCAGTGGAAATTGCTAAAGGGAATAACAAACTGAAGAATGTTTCCTTTGAAGTTGGGGATGCGGAAGCTTTACGCTTTGGAAGAAATACTTTTGATCTCGTTTATTCTTTGTCCGTTCTTCATTCCACTAAAATGGATGCAAGTATTAAAGAGGTGAGCAGGGTATTAAAGAATAAAGGAATGTCTCTGCTTTACCTTTACATCAAAACGACATATTATACTCCTGGTGGGGAGGAGGACAGAACGGAGATCAATTTCAAAATCAGTGAAATTGAGGAGTTGTATAAGAAGAATTCTTTAGAAGTGCGAGATAAGTGGCGCTTTGAAACTAAGGATAAGGATGAAAATGGCACTCACATTCATAGTGTAGTCGTTTATCTATTGCAAAAGGAGTTAGTGATATGAGTAAATCAAAAGTTACTTGGAAGAAGGCTGAAGGAAGATACTTCTGTGAAGCTAAGGAATGTAAAAAATGGACGGAAAACGGGTGCTTGTTAAGGAAGGTCGGATTGACGTGCGACAATGGCGAGTGTGCATTCAATGTAAGCCCGATGCCTGGGGTTTATCAATGTGGTTGTATGGATGTTCACCTTGACGCTGATGGCAAGTGCTTAGGTTTTAAAAAGATTAAATAAACAGGACGGGAGGTAAAGAATATGCCAGCCAACAAGAAAATTAAATATTTCAAGGCTAAAGTGAGGAGTATCGACCCTACGAAATACACAGCGGAGGTTGTGATTTCCAGTGAAGTATTGGACAGGCACGGCGAGCGAGTCTTGGCTTCTTCTTTTAAGAAAACAATCAAGTCTTTTATGGAGCACCCTGTTTTGCTTTCTTCTCATGCTTATCGTGGTCTGATGAATCAGATCGGTGAGTTTGAAAAAATCAAGATCGAGGGGAATGAGGTGGTTGCTCGTCCCAAATGGTATGTTGGTGAAGGAAATCCAGAAGCGGATTGGGGCTGGAAGCTTGCCGAGAAAGGAATCGCTGCGTTCAGCATCGGTTTTATCCCTGTTTCTTATGTCGAGCATAATGACGAGGAATCAAAGAAGCATGATGGTAGTCGATGCGATTACACAGAAATTGAATTGTTGGAGACAAGTCAGGTTCTGATTCCGGCTAACCCATCGGCATTGCAGAGAAGCTTTGACTCTGGTGTGGTGTCAAAAGAGATGGAGGAGGAGATTCAGTTGTTTTTGAAGGAATTGAATCCGGATGATCCTTTCCTTAAAGAGCTTGAGGATATTGAAACACTTATTTTGGAGAAAGTGGCTGAAGAAGAAGAGAACAAAGAAAAATTCAGTTGCGAGTGTATTAAATGCAGCCATAAGGTGGAATCTGCCAAGCATTGTTCGGATATCAAATGCCCAAAATGTGGTGGAGAGATGCGAAGAGTGGAACGTCCTGGTCCTGGAAAAGAATCGGACCCACAGGAAGAAGTAGCCCTTACTCCAGAGCAGTTGGAGGCATTAGAAATTGAGGCAAAGAAATGGGAGGAGACAGAAAAGGAAATTCGTCACCGTTTGAAAGACCCATCTTTGTTCGAAAAATTTCGTTATACTTCCCTCAAGAAAACGAAGCCGAGAGTCAATGGCATTTACGGGAAATATAAAGGCAAAGACGAATGGGCGATCCAGTCTTTACGTTTTCCGAAAGCTGATGGATGGACGATGGCGGAAGCGAAGAAGTGGTACAAAGATCATCCTATTAAGGAAGTGGATGTCATCTGGGAAACCAATTACGTTGATTTTGATGAGGAAGGGGCAGCCCTGAGTTTTGAAGATAGTCATGAGTTGGAAATGATTGTCTACGTTGACAAGACCTTCCTTCGGGACTTGAAAGACATGTTGATTGAGATTCGGGATGGGGTCAATGCTCTTTCTGTGCAGAAAGAAACCCCTGTAACATTAATACCAGCCGATGAGAAAAAGGAAACAGACCTGGCAGAAGAAGAAACCCCTGTGATTATTCCAAAAGAAGGGGACTCTTCTGTGGAGGCAGAGGAAGAGGACATTGAAGACACCGTCAGTCCTGAAAAACTGAAGGAGATGTCAGATGGAATTCGTTTATCGCTTGGTCTTGGTACAGAGGAAGCAAACGAAGAAGCTGTTTCTTATGTTAAGGAATTTGTTGCGGACATTAATCAAGAGATGAAAAAGATATTTTCAGTTCCGCCATCAGGCAAGGAGCAGTGAGAATGTCTGTTCATAGTAAAAATAATTTTTAAGAATAGGAGGAAACGTAAATGATGTTGGAACAGATTAAAGCGGCACTCGCAGAACACAAAAAGAATCTCATCGATCAGTTTGGTGAGATGAATGAGGGGCTTCGTCAGGACTTTGCTCGTCTGGATCAGAAGATGAAAGACCTTGAAGCCATTGTTGTTCCGCGAAAGGTGTCCTTGCCTGGTGTTGATATAGGGAAGGATGTGTTCTCTTTCTTCAGAGCAGCTCATGCCATGCGTTGGAATGATTGGTCTGAGGCTGGATATGAGAAAGAGGTCTTTGCCGAGACACGCAAACGGGTAAAGGATATGGGCGGTCTGGGTGCTGGTTCAGCGGGTGCGTACATCGTGCCTGCGGAATACATTGCTCAGATCATTGAACTTTTACGGGCGGAGTCTGTAGTCGTCGCCTCCGGCGCCACAATCCTTTCAGGATTGGTTGGTTCTCCGGTGCAGATTCCCAAACAGACCGGTGGAGCTACGGGGTATTGGGTTGGTGAGAATATTGCCATTACACCATCTGATTTGACCCTTGGTCAGCTCACCATGACCCCGAAGAAAGTCGGGGCGTTGGTAAAGCTTTCCAACACCTTGGTCAAACTGTCGAATCCTTCGGCAGAAGCTCTTGTTCGAAGTGACATCGCCACAGCCATTGCTCTTCAGATCGACTTGAAGGCGTTAAGAGGCTCCGGATCTTCGAATCAGCCGTCTGGCGTAAATATCGCCACTGATTTGAATACGGTAGCAATCGGCACCAATGGTGGGAATTTGACCTTTGACAATCTGATTGACATGGAGTACGAACTGGCTGTTGACAATGCCTTGAGAGGCAAGCTGGGATACATTTTCCATCCGGCGATCAGACGGAAGTTGCTCAAGTTGAAGGTTGCTCAGTACAGTGGTGATACAGGTGGGCAGTACATCATTGCTCCCATCACCGAGTCCGTGTTCCAGAATTGGCTCGGATACCCCTACAAAATGACCACACAGATTCCTATTAATCTGACCAAAGGCACTACAGGAACGGATTTGACCGAAGTCTATTTCGGCAACTGGGCAGAGTTAATGATCGGTCAGTGGGGTGGTATGGAAATGATGGCTTCTCAGGAAGCTCATGATTCCTTCGAGAAGGATCAGACCTGGATCAGAATTCTTCAGGAAGTTGACATTGCTCCGCGTCATGGTCAATCCTTCTGCTTAATCAACGACGCCAAGTCGGCAGAATAAGGGGAGGTGAAATCATGAAGCAAGTAAGCGAAGAATTGAAGACTTTGTTAAAGTTCTATCCACAGATTGTTTCAGGAGAAACGGTGGTGTCCGGCATTGCTTTTGATCGTAAAGGATACGAGAGTGCCAAGTTCGGAATTGGTTGCGGTTATACCGCAAATTCTCCCACGAATGTGCAGATCGAATTTGGTTTGCAGGAAAGTGACACGGAAAGTGGCACCTATGCCGCAGTTACCATTTCGGAAACGACAACGATCACAGGTGAGAATGCGGATATTCCCGGTTCCTATCTTGAGGTGAATGTTGATCTCAAGGCACGAAAGAGATGGGTGAAACCAACAGTCACTCCTACATTTACGGGAGGATCTTCTCCGACGGCAAATGTGAGCGTAGCCGTTGTTCTTGGTGAAGCCACGATAGTACCGGCTGTGTAAAGTCGGTTTTGTTAAAAGTAAGGGGCAGGTTCTGCCTGCCCCTTATTAAAAAAGAAAGGAGAGCGGCAATGTTAGTAAAAGTCAGACATGGATACACTTTCAATCTCGAACTCAAAGAGAAGAAATCAAGAAGTGATGGAGTTTATCCTGAGGACTCTGTTCTGGAAGTTACGGAGGAAGAATATGGTAAGGCAAGTCATATTCTTGAAAAGATCATTCCAAAGAATCAGGCAGAGAGAGATTTCTATGACAGAAAACTTCAGGAAATTAAGGACGGCAATCATGCCACAACAGTGAACAAAATCAAAGTGAAAATTCGTGGAGGGTATACCTACCCCGATTCTATCACAGGAAAGGACTCCCCATCAGGGACAATTATTTCCTTAACAGAACAAGAATACATGGAAAGGTATTGGGTTTTTGACAGGGTGGATCCTCCCTCAGAAAAGGAGAAAGAGGAGGAAGAAGAAATGGGGGAAGGTGTTGGTCTTATTCTTGTTGTTCCAAAAGAAAGCATTGTCCCTGTTGTGAAGAGAGTGCCTCCAATTGAAGAAGTTATCACTATCACCTTGGAAAAGTCTTCAAAGGTGCAGGGGGAAGACAAAACAGAAAAAGTAAAGGAGGGAAAAGTGAATGAAGGAGAGGAAAAAGAAAAAGAAGAAAAAAGTGGAGCCGAAGAAGGAGTTGAAAAGACCAAAGAGGGTGAGGTAGAAGACAAGCTCATGGACACAAAGAAACATAGAGCCATCCTGCGCCAGCCTGGCAGGTCTGGTTTGAAACGGAGAAGTAAGACATGAAGATCGTCAGCGTCCCGGATTTAAAAGCATTCTTGGAGATCGATACTGATAAGGTATCACAAGATTCTCTGTTGGCTATTTTTGATGATGTTGTTTCTAAGCGCATCGAGACGTGGTTGAATAGAAATCTCGTCAAAGCTGCATATAGTAAATATTTTGATTCCGGACGCAAATTTTATTATCTTCCTGCTTATCCCATTGACACAGATGTGGCTTTAACAGTAACACTTGACGGCTCCGTTCAGACTTTAAATAGTGCTTACTACGTCTGGGCGGAGGAAGGCTTGATTGAGTTTGCCACAGAAACGCCTTACGCTGATCCAAAGGAGCTTTTGATTGCTTGGACAGGTGGTTATGCTGAAGCCTCTATTTCTGAGGTTATTGGGACAGACAGTTTGAATTATCGTTGCAGATTAACTCATACTGCCGCAGCCACCAACAAGCCCATTACTGGAGAGGATTATGCTACTTATTGGTCTCAGCTTGGCGCAGTAGGTGTGGCGTGGGCATCTGGGACTCAGTATTTAGATCATTCTTATTTGAGTGGTTGCCCAGATGATGCTCGCCTTGCAGCATTGATGCAGATGGCTTTTGCTTTTAGGCGAAGGAAGGACATAGGCATATCATCTATTTCCATGCCTGATGGGTCTTTCTCAAAGCTTGTTCCTATGAAATTACTCGCTGAAGTCGTTGATATTTTAAGACCTTATAGAAGAGTGCCAACAATGAGGTAAAGATGCCAACAATTAACTTTCAAATGAGATTGAAACCGGATGTTAAGCAGCGGGTTGTCCGGCGAGGTATGAGCGTTCCTGGCATCATGGAAGATGTAATGCATAAGGAGATGAGTGATTTTGTTTCTTATTTGAAGATACAGCATTTGAGTAGAAAAGGAAGTGATTCTGTTGCATATAAGTCAGGCAAGTTGTATAAGGGGACTACTTATACAGTGCAGAGAACAAGTGCTGGAACGGTGATCGGTGCTCTTGTTGTGGGGGAAGGAACGAGATATGCCTCATTGCATGTTGGTACTGGAAGCAGTGGGGTTTTTACTACCAGTGGGAAAAAGTTCACAGTACCAATGCCTTGGGTGAGAAAAAAAGACGGGGGTTGGATTTCCCCTTTTGTCCCAGGGCAATTGATGAATTTGTATCCAAGATTATTTAGACCAAGAAGAGGATCGGAGAGTAAATTAAAAGAGAATACCCTTTATTGGAAGGTGGGGAAGGAAATAAGACCAGCATTTATATTAAAGAAGACCATAAGAATTCCTCAGCGTGTGAAGCTTGATGAGATTGCTGCATACAGAAAGAGACAGATGGCAGAAGCCATGCGAGATGCTTTTAGCGGTTATGATTTTGGTTTTCTCAGTTTGAGAATAACAGGTGGAACTGTAGTGGGTGGGTTTGGAGAATGACCACAAGAGCAAATATTTTAACCACAATAAAGACAATACTTGAAGGTGTTTCTGCTTTACAAGAGGTTCAAGTAAACAAAAACACCCTTATCGATATGGAAACAGTAAAAATGCCTTGTGCATTTGTTTACTCAGGGGTTGAGAGGAGAATAGTAGAACCCAACTATTCTGTTATCGGTTACGAAACGTGGGATTGGAGTATTGCCATTGAAGTGTGGGCACAGGACTCCGATATGGAAGTTTTGTTGGGGGCAATACACGAAAAGATGCATTCTGGAGAAACGATGTCAGGATATGCTGTTACCTCATTCAGAACAGGGGCAGATATTTATGTAATCGATCCTACACAAGCGATGGAAGCAATGCTGATCGATTATTCGATTATTTATCGTCATATTAAGGGAGGTATGTAATATGTCAAGGAAAGTAATATATGAGCGTGGTCCAGACAAGATTGCCTTTGGTCCTTATGTGTTTACAAAAGGACAGATGAGGGATGATCTTCCAGATGATGCCATTGATCAGTTGGTGCGAAAAGGAAGGGTGAGAGAGGTGTTTGACTTCCCTCCTCCCTTAATGTCTTCTAAAAAGAAGGAAGACGTAATAGAACCAAGAAAAAATAGAGGAAGGAGGTAAGTAAAATGGCACAGCAACAGGGAAGTAATGTAAAACTTATTTACGACACTGAGGACACTTTCAAAACAAATCCGGCCGTAGTGGATGCCATGTATCTTCCATTTGTGAGCGAGAGTTTGCGGTTGAATAGGAACCTGATCTCTTCAAACACAATTCGGTCTGATAGAAATCCACAACAGCCTGTAAGAGGCAATACAGAGATTTCTGGGGATATTCCCTTTGAACTGTCTCCTCAGCATGGAAGGCTGTTTCAGCATATCTATGGTCATTATGGGTATGCAGCAACAGGTGAAATGTCAACTCACACATTCAAAGTCGGCTCCCTTCCTAACGGATTGGTTATTGAAAAGCAGTTCCTTGATCTCGCCTCACCAAAATATTTTCAGTACAACGGCTGCCGGGTGAACAGCTTTACCATGTCTTGTAAGTCAGAAGGCATGATTGAGTGTTCTGTGAATATTATGGGAGCAAAGGAAACGGAAGCAGTAAATACAATGGACTCTACTCCCACTGATCTTGGTTTCACTCCATTTGATGCCTTTGAGGCGGCTCTTACCAAGGACGGATCAGCCTTGGCGGGAGTGACTGAGTTTGAGTTTACTCTTGAAAATAATCTTGATGGCAGTAACTATGTCATTGATGGTACTGGGGAGAGGGATTCATTGCCAGCCGGATCTGCGAAAGTAACAGGGACACTGAGGGCTATTTTTGACAGCACCACATTGTATGATCTTGCCATTGCTAACACAGAAATTGCTCTTACAATTTGTTTCACCAAAGGCAATGGGGACGGTTCATCCGGGAATGAAAAGATGACCTTCTCTTTTGATGAGGTTATATTGAAACCACAGGCGCCAGTAGTAACCGGTCCTGCAGGGGTGTTGGTAGAGCTGCCGTTTGAGGCTTACTACAGCGATGCGGCCGCGGCGACAGCAGCAAGAATGGTCTTGCTGAGCCCAACAACTTCGTATGAATAAAATAGGGATTTTGAAAGGAGTGTTTTAATATGGAAGAGACAAGCTATACCATAGAAGGACGGGAATTTGTTCAGAAGCCTCTTGTATGGGGGCAAGTGAGGCAATTACTGGCTGTCTTAAAAGGTGTTGATCTAACTGAAGCCGTGTCTCCAATGGATATAATTTCATTGATTGGTGACAAAATGCCTGATGCTCTGGCCGTTGTTTTAACTGAGAAAGGGGGGTCTGTAAAGGATAAGGATTTGACTTCCCTTTCGGAGTTTTTGGGATTTCACATACCTGTTAAAATGATGGTTATGGTGATTGAAGATTTTTTCGAATGCAACCCGACAGCTATATATCTCGAAAAAATAGAGAAGCTGATCGGGAAGATCGAAGTGCCAGGACAGATCAGTTCATTAGCGAAGTTGTCCTCCTCCTTAGCGGAGGAGACATCTCCAAGCGAGACTTAATTTTGTGGGGGGCTACTCCTAAAGAGAGTGTCCCCTACATGGATCACCGTCTGAGAGAAGAATTATTTCGAGAATCGGTTATTGCCGCTCTTGTTCCTAAAGAGAAGGATCGTGTCAGGCTGGAAAGTGATTATTGCAAAGCCTGTAAGAAAGCAAAGCCCGATTTAGATTGCTCTAAGTGTGATAAAAGCCAGATAAAAGTAGATAGGAAAGAAAATTAGGAGAGGTGTAATATGGGAGGACCAGGATCAGGACCGATTAAAACATCTCTGTTGATTGAGGCCCAAGCAAAAGGGTTCACCGCTGTTTCTGAAGCAGTCAATAAGTTAGGGGCTGAGCTTCAAACTTCTTTTAATAAGGTTCCTCAAGTAATGTCTCGGATGAATTCTGAGATGGAAAAGGTTCGCACTTCTGTCGACACCCTTTCAAGTTCTGTAAGTAAACTGTCAACGAGTATGAAGAGTGTGGGTAGTGCGGCCACCAGTTCCACCAATCCCTTAAAGAACATGAGTTATTCCATAAAGTCTTTGTACGAAGGCATGGAATACCTCATCCAGATACAGATGAGATGGTACAGCACACGTCTTGTTTTGGACACCATTGCGGCAGGCTTTGCAGCAGCTACAACAGGTGCGTTTAAATACATAGCTGCTTTAGATCAAGCCGCTGCTGAGATGATACGTTTTAGTGCCACTTCAGGCAAAATCTCTCCAGAAGCAAGGATGGGAACAAGATCGGCTGTTGCTGCAATGAGAGTAGCCGCTATTGAGAAACCTGTTGTTATGAAGGATTTAAGTGAGATAGGACAGGCTTTTGTTGGTGCTGGTATTGCGGAGCAAACCGTTGCTGATATGCTTCCCATGCTCGCCAATCTGAAGACTGCTTTTGGTGAAATTGACATGAAGCAGTTTGCTGTGGCTGTTACCGCAGCGTTTAACAATTTTAAAGATCAGCTACAGATGGCGGGAACGGAGGCGGAGAAGTTCAAGACTATTGTGGAAACCCTACTCCGAGGTCAGGCAGTTGGTATCATAAGACCGGAAGAATTTACAAAGGTTATCCAGTACATGGGCGTTGTTTCTAAGCTGTCAGATTTTACCCTACAGCAAATGATAGCTATTGCCGTTGCTGTTACAGATACAGGTCAGAAGGCCTCTTCGGCTGGTCGTTTGACGGCAAGTTTTATGACCGCTCTTCAGCAACCAAAGGCTCGTCAAGAGTTAAAGAAATTGAACATTGAAATGGATGCGACCAAGACATTGGCCTCTCAATTTGATTCTATTGTGTCTCAGCTTCTTAGCAAGACAAAAGCGGGAGGAGGTGCTGTGCCTGTTGGAATAATGTCATTCTTTGGTGGAATGATGGGAAAGGAGCAAGGGAGGGCTTTTGTCGCCTTCTTAACACAATATGAAAAGTATATAAAACTGACTGAAGGATTAAAAACAGTGGGCGGATCATTGGATTTGGCCGCAAGTGAAATGACTTTAACCAGTGGTGCACAATGGAAAATCTTTCTAAATATTCTTGACGCTTTAAGTGCGGCTGTCTCTGGACTCAGTGAAGGCTCTTTGAGAAATTTGACATCGGTATTGGTGGATATGTCAAGTGGAATGTTATTTGCTTTGGATTCCACTCATGCTTTTGATGAGAAGATTCAAGGGCTTGGCAGAGCAGGTACTTTCACTTATAATGCTTTCGCTTTGTTGAAAGATGTGGTGTCTACTTTGACTACTGCAATTACCTCTTTTGGCACAGCGATTCTTTTTCCTATATCTGGTTTAACTAATGTGGTAGGGTGGACTCTTCAATGGAAGGATGCTATGGCATTACTTGCAGGGGCTATTACCGCTTATCTTGTAAAATTAGCTTTGCCAGCTCTTATTGTTCTTATGGCTCGAATAGCAGCGGTGTTTAGTTCCGCTCATGGGCTTGTCATGATAATGACAAAAGGAGTAGGTCAACTTGCTCCCAGTGTTATGCAGTTGAATGTCGCCTTTGGTGTTTTAGCAGTTGGTGTTACTGCAATCATCCTTTTGTTTAGAGCATTGAACGCTGAATATGATGCTCTGGATAAGCGAGATCGTGAATTTTCCGCCAGGATGGCCTCTGCAAAAGATAAGTTCAATGCCGTAAAGGAGTTTAATAAGGCTTTGCAAGCAGAGGAGCAGATAAAAAAACCTGACTTGAGTAAGTACACGGCCACTTCTGCTACTCAGCAGATAGTATTGGATCAAATGTTTAAGAAGGATATGGATGCTTATAATGAACGCAAACGCCTGGCTGCGTATGAAACCGCAGTGGCGAGAAAGAATGTACAAGATATTTATGATGCTGAGAAAGAAAAGAAGGATGCTGGTCTTCCAATTATTCCAAAAGAAGACACTCATCTATTGTCTGATGTAAGTGCAATCAAAAAGACATACAATTCCGCAATAGAAGCAATTAAGAGTGGTGAGAAGGAGCAACTTGCTGAGTTAGAAGTTCATCATTATAAAGGATTGATTTCTGCTTCTGAGTATGAGGCGAAGAGACTCCAGATAATACGAGATGCTGGGGACATGGAGATTTTTTTTCTCACTGATAAGAGAGAAAAGATAGAGAAAGAATTTGAGCGACGGATTGGGGGAGTTTCTGGAAAGGGAGCAGATGAAAGGACACGCAATCTTAAAGCCACAATGGTATCTGAGTTAGAAGCTATTGACAATGCCATTAAAGTTTCCAGGGATAAGACTTATACACAAGAGCTTGCAACGGAGAAAAAGGTTTATGAGGAAAAAACAAAGATCGCTATTGAGGGCTTTAAGCAAAGGGAAAAGCTTGCACAAATATTCATCAACACTCAATCAGATTTAAGAAAGTCGGAAATAGCCAGAGATCGAGAAATAACGGAATTTCTGTACAAAGAGAGAGAGATTTCTGCAATTACTTATTATAATAGAATGAGTCAGCTTTTGCAGAAGGAACTTGAGAATGAAACCAATACTCTCATAGATCATGCTAAGAAAGTGGAAGAAAGGAAGCGGGCGGAGCTTGTTAAAGTAGGAGTAAAAAGCCCCCGTGGCATGGCTATTATGGGAGAGTTAGTTGTTGATAAGGAACAATTGGAAGCGGATCTTACCAAAGCTGTAGAAGGAACCAAAACAAAAGGACTTGGTTTGGAACTAAAGAAAGCACTGGATTTTTCTGCTCTCTTTGGGACTAAAGGTATTGGAGCTGTTTGGGATAAAACTCTAAAGGATATGTTTGAAGAGTTTACTGATTGGGGAAAGCAGCTAAACGGCTTATTTTCAGAGACTTGTAAGGCTCTTTCCGATACATTCAAGGAAGCTTTTATTGATCTTGCGGAAGGAAATTTGAAAGGACTTTGGGATTATTTTAACTCCTTTGCCAAAGCAGTTAGAAATGCAATGTTCCAAATCCTTGCACAACAGTTGGCGGCGGCAACATTGCTGGGTTCAGGTGCCGCAGCTTCTGGTATTTGGGGTTTGTTAAAAGGAGCTTTTTCCACGCCCACATTAACAGCGCATGAGGGGGGTAAGATTCCTTCTTTTCATATTGGTGGACTGGTGGGAGATGAACGGATGGTTAAAGTTCTTACTGATGAGCGTGTTCTCTCCAGAGAACAAAGCAGTATGTTTGAAAAGATGGCCGCAGGAGGGAACGCCCCTTCTATAGAGTTCAATCTTTATAATCAAAGTGGACAGCCACTCACTGCAAAAGTAAGTCAACCAAAAATGACCGGTTTTAACAAGATGGTGGTTGATGCCTTTATTCAAGATTACCAGGCTTTTGGGCCTTCATATCATTTGATGAGAGGAGGACGGTAATGCCTATGTATCCAACTTTATCGAAAAAACCAACATACCCATTATCAGAAGAACGGGAAGACAATACGATAAAATCTCGTTTTGAATCTGGTTATCAGAAGACCCGTTCTCGATATACCAGAGTAAGGAGAAAATTTCAGATCAAGTACATGAATTTGGGGTCTGTTGACACAGCGTTGCTCGATGCTTTTATTGATACAGTAGATGGAGCAACAGACAGTTTTACTTGGACACACCCTGTAACAGGAACTTCTTATACAGTAAGATTTGAGGCTCCTCCAAAGAAAAGCAATACAGGATATGACGGTGCTCAGTATCTCTCAGATTATGATTTTGTTTTGGTGACTTTATGAAAACTCTGCCTCGAAACATTATTTTGCAGAAAAATCTGCTCATTGATACTGGGGAATGGCTGATTCTGCTTGATGTGTATTTGACACCAATCTTACCTATCTATATTGTAAAAAATACAGAGGATGTTGTTTTTGAAGGTAGAACATACACAGCATTTCCTTTTTCTTTTGATGGCCCAAAGCAATCTTCAAAAGGGGAGCTTCCAATAGTTAAGTTGTCAATCGAAGACCCCACGAGAACCATTCACTCCTATATTGAAGATTATGAAGGTCTTGTTGGGCAGGTTGTTGTTATGCGGATTGTAAGTAATGCCCTTCTCTCTGAAAATTATGCGGAGTTGACATATGCTTTTCAAATACTTAGTTGTTCGGCATCTGTTATGGGTGTTAATTTCGAACTTGGTGCGCCCAGTCCAATGAAACGCAGATTCCCCCTCCATCGATATTTGTCAGATTATTGTGCTTGGGCGGGATATTTTAAGGGTGTAGGCGATGTTGCTGAAGAATGTGGTTATGCAGGAACTGATGCTACTTGTGAAGGCACATTAGCTGCATGTAAATTAAAAGGGAACAGCGTTCATTTTGGAGGTTTTCCTGGATTAGGAAAAGGTGGGGTGCGTTTTGCATAATTTAATACAAAACCTGATTGGAGTTCCTTATAAGAAGAACGGCAGGGATATGACTGGGCTTGATTGTTTAGGTCTTGTTAAGGTAATTGATAATTGGAGAGGAGTAATCACACCTGATTATGATTCTCCAGAAGAGTACAATTTGATTGATCAGATTATAAAGGAAGAGAAGGAAGAGGTATCAGTTGAATTATCGGAACCAGAACCCTTTTGCAAAGTTACTTTCTGCATTCGCTATCCTTATGTCACGCACATTGGGGTGGTGTTAGAGGATTGCAGAAGGTTCATCCATATTTTGAGAAAACAGAATGTGGCTGTGGAACGATTGGATAATATTTTGTGGCAAAAACGGATACGAGGTTTTCATAAGTGGAAGAGCGAATTAGTCTTGTAAAAATAAAAGACCCATTCACAAGGAGAGATCGGGAGACTTCTTTAATAGCCTATCATAAAGAGTCCCTGCTTGAACTGAGACAATTGCATTTCCCTATTGGGATTAATGTTCGAGTAGTTGTCAATGGAAGAGTGATTAAAGAGGAAGACTGGCCTTTAGTTTCTTTGCGGAATGGAGATCAAGCTGTTTTTATTCCTTCTGTTGAAGATGGGGATGCTTTACGAACTATCGCATTTATTGCCTTGACCGTTGCCGTTGCGTGGGCAGCTCCATATGCGGCAGCATATATGTCGGGACTTGTTCCTGGGTTAGGAGGATTGTCTGGTTTAGCTCAGGCAGCAGTATACTATGGCACCTATGCTGCTGTTGGTATGGGAGGAATGATGCTTGGTGGAATGCTGATCGATGCCCTCCTGCCTTTAAATGCAAACAATTTGTCATTTGGTGATTCTCCATTGTCACAAACGGCTTCTTGGTCACCTGTAACTACGCAACAGCAAGGTTTACCAATCCCTTATTTCTATGGTAAGAGCAAAGTATTTGGTAATATAATTGATGCCTTTACAGAAAACATCGAAGATAAAAATTACATTAATCTGTTAATCTGTTTAGAAATGGGACCAGTAAAAAGTTTATCTTCTTTTGAGATAAATGATCAGGATATTTCTACTTATACAAAAATAGAAATCCGCGTTCGGGGTGGTTATATAACGCAGTCTTTAATTCCTAATTTTGACGACACCAAAGCAGAATACACTGTCAATAGAAAGGTTATGTTTGGCTCTCCTGTCGTGTACAGAACACGGGGAGATGTTTTTGATGGTCTTGAAGTTGATATAACTTTTCCAAAGGGTGTTTATCATATGGATTCAAGCGGAAACTTTAAGGATCATGAGATTGATATACAAGTGGAAGCTGTTCATATGAGCGACCCAACAAAGAGATATATCTTATCTGGTTGGACAGGAGATGTGACAACTGTTCATTTGAGATGGAGTCTTGGTTATTGGACAGATGCGCCTGGTGTTCAAGGAGGAATTTACTATCAGAATTTATGGCACGAAGAAGAAGCAGGTTCAGTTGTTTATGCGGATCATTATGAAGGTCAGCAAGTAACAAAGGCAATTACTTCTAAGACAATTGATCCAGAAACAGGTTTGGAAACAACCATTACTTCCTACCAAGCTTTGCATTGGCATTGGATAACTTCAAGTGATGTCGGGACAACAAGCTATGCTTATTCAAGAATAATCAGCAATAAAAACAGTGCCTTCACAAAAACTTTTATCCTGAAAGATCCCGTTTCCTTTACAAAAGGACATTACGATATTATTGTCACAAGGATAAACGAGAATTATTCTGATATTAAATATGCTGATGACTCTTGGTTCTTATCTGTAAGGGAAGTATTCAACGATGATTTTATCTATCCACGAAAAGTGTTGGTTGGCATAAAAGCTCTTGCTACAGATCAGCTTTCTGGAAGTTTAAAATTTTCTTGCCTTTTAGAAGGTCGTTATGTTCGTGTATATCGTAAGGATGAGGTTCTTGGGACAGATGGTAAAAATTATCGTTGTAAAGCAGCTCATATTGCAAGTGCAGATAAGCGACCTATTACCGGAGCCAGTTGGGCTGCTTATTGGTCTCAACTTGGTAGCAGTTCTGTAGATAATGTCGCTCCTCCTTTAAAAGACAACGTCTCCTTCATTTGGATTTCTGGTGTAAATTATTCTGCCACAGCCTCTTGGCGGATTGAATATAGTTCAAATCCTGCTTGGGTTTGTTCTGATGTACTAACACAGCCTGTGTTTTATGATAATTGGATGTCTTCTACTTACAGACCGACATATTCAGTGAATAAGAAAGTGAGACCAAATGTTCTAAATGGTCGTTTATATAAATGTATTGTTGCAGGAGTGCCCGGAACTATAGAGCCGATATGGCCAACAACAATAGGACAGACGGTCGTTGATGGCACTGTTAGGTGGGAATGTATTGCTGGAGCTGCCACTGATGGAGTTGTTCGCTTTGAAGGGTTTGATTCTGCTCGTCTTATAACCACAGATTTTCAAGCATGGGCTGATTTTTGTGATGTCCTTGTCAACGATGGAAGTGGTGGACTTGAAAGAAGGTTGACTTTTAATGGTGGATTTGATGCGGCTACAACTATTTGGGAGGCTGCATTACAGATAAGTGGTACTTGTAGAGCAGTGCTTGTTTGGTATGGATATAACTTGTCTGTGGTTATTGAGCAAGCCGCCTCTCCCGTTCAGTTATTCTCTTCAGGTAATGTGATCGAGAATTCTTTTGAGGAAATTTTTCTGCCATTGGAAGATCGGGCGGGAGAAATTGAAGTTTCCTACAGAAATATAGATAAAGATTATGAAAAAGATGCCGTTTCTATTTTTAATAATTCAATAGACCGACCCACAAACAAAGTGTCAACTTATTTGGTTGGGGCTGTAAGGGAATCGGAAGCTTGGCGATTTGCTCAATACTGCTTATTGGGGAATCAATACCGGAAGCGCACGATACAGTTTGCCGCAGACATTGACGCAATCGCTTGTATGATTGGTGATGTCATTGATTTTCAACATGATACACCAAGATGGGGAGATGCTGGAGGGAGGATTGTCAGTGCCACAGTTAATTCTGTGACGCTTGATCAAACGGTTACTATTGATGCTGATATTACTTATGGCATTCTTATTCGCTTAGCGAATGATACTTTGGTTACCAAAACAGTGACGAATGTGGCAGGTTCCTATACTGTTCTTACTGTGTCTACTCCATTTTCAGAAATTCCTGTTCAATATGATGTTTATGCTTTTGGTCAACTTGGGGTTGAGACAAAGCCTTTTCGAGTAGTAGATATATCAAAGACTGATGATCAGATAGCCACCATTAGAGCTATTGAATATAATGCAAATGTGTATTCTGTTGACACAGGAACACCTATTGTACAAACACCTGATTATACTCCTCAGGGTTCTGTATCTGTGGTAACTAATATTACAGTTGCCGAAAGTTCTCGACTGGATGAGTCTGGTAATGTTGTCAGAGACATTCTGATTACTTTCAAGCGACCAAATGATGCTCTATATAAACAAGCCTTAGTGTTTTTTAAGAAGACAGGACAATCGGTTTATTCATATGCAGGCTTGACCATTTCCGAGAGTTATGTTTTTATTAATGCTGAACCAAAAATAACATATACTTTTCTCATAATCAGTGAATCTTGGAGTGGCGTCAGATCAAGAGACAGTGTTTCGCCTACAATAAGCATCACTACCACAGGGAGTGGTGATTGGTCAGGTGATGAAACTTTAGAGGATATTGTGTCTGGTCTTCATATTGATGGTCAGGGCAATGCTGTGGAGTTTACTGGCAGAGATTGTAAATTGGTTTGGAATGAAATATCTGCTGTGGGATTAGATGTGCATCCGGCAGGCGAAGAACCTACTGGTGCTGGTTATCATTATCCTCCTCAATGGTTTAAAGATTATCAAGTGAAAATATTTGACGCCGTTAACACGTTGAGGAGGACTGAATATGTAACGGTAAATACCTATGTTTATACTTATGAGAAAAATTATGAAGATGGCATTGATCGTCATTTTACTATTGAAGTGAGAGCAAGAGATAGGTATTACCGTACTTCAAGGATACCGGCCAGATTAACAGTTTTAAACCCTGCTCCAGATATGCCAAGCAATGTTGTTTACACTGCACGAATTAAAGCGGTTCTGATAGTGTATGATGCGAATGATGAGCCTGATTTTCAAGGATATGTTATTTATGGATCAACAACAGCGGATTTTACTCCGAGTTCAGCAAATTTGTTGTATCAAGGCAAGGATACTCACCCACTAATTCAACTGGATTCAGGGAATTGGTACTTTAAGGTTGCTGCTTATGATACGTTTGGATTGGATGAACTTAATTATTCAACGGAAACTTTGGTTCGGATTTCTTCCACTGATCCAACAGATAATGTTCCTCCGGATGTGCCTACAGGGCTTGCTTTGTCTTCAGGGGTTGAGCAAATTGCTCAGGCGATTACTGCTTATATTGAAGCCACTTGGAATGCTAATACTGAGGATGATTTTAATAATTATGCTCTTCAATTGAGACGAGATGGAGAAACGAGGTACACTGAGGTTTTTTCCACTGCATTGAAGCATAAGTTTATTGGTCTTTTGCCAGGTATTAAATATTATGTTAAAATAAAAGGTGTGGATAAATGGGGGAATGAATCTGCTTTCAGTGCAGAAGTAGATACCACTTGCATAGCAGACTCTTCAGCTCCGGCAACGCCTACAGGATTTGCCGTTGCTGCTGGCTTGAAAAAAATCATTTGTTCTTGGACAGCTAATACTGAAGAGGATTTAGCGGGGTATGAGGTCTCAATAAAACCTGATGGTGGTGTATATTCCGTTTTCTACAAAGGCCTTTCCACAGTCGTTGTTTATGATGGCTCTCCTGCTATAAAATATTATGCCAAAGTTCGAGCTTATGATTGGTCTGGAAATTATTCCAATTATGCTTCTGAATTAAATGCCACAACAGCTCAGGTAGGAACAGCAGACATTCAAGCAGGGGCTGTTACTTCGGACAAAGTAACCACTGGAGAGTTGATCACCCTGTCGGCTCAGATTAAAGACGCAATAATTACAAATGCAAAGATTGATTCTTTAGCTGTTAGCAAACTTACAGCAGGAACCATTGGTGCCCAGGAAATTTATCTTGGAGCAAACTCTTTGTTGTTGTCGGGAACCAATAAGAATATTGTTGTTAATGATGGGATTCGAGATCGAATAAAAATTGGTTTGTTGTCCACAGGAGTCTATGGTATTCAGATAACAAATACCTCAGGGGTTGCTTTAGTAAACACAACCACAGGAAATATTATTACTGTGGATGAATTAGCAGTGAGTAAACTTCTTGCTGGTACTATTACATCGAAGGATATTGTTTTGGCTGTTGCTGCTGGGACAGGGGATTCAGTTATTCGGGCAGGGAAGACAGATTTTACAAATACTGAATCTGGATTTATCCTCGGAATTGATGATTCTGATTCAGATAGGGCAAAATTCTATATTGGGGATTCCAGTAAATATTTAAATTGGAATGGGACTGAATTAACAATTGGTGGAGATATTATTGTCACAGGGAATTTGGTGGCAAATGCAGTAACAACGACTTCCTCCTCGTATAATGGAAATGACATCTCTTGCCCTGCTGACAACACAGCAGAGACGGTGTTGTCTTGTGAAATAACAGTAACAGGAGGAAAAGTGCTTGTCACTGGCGGTATTCAAGCAAGGGCAACTACAGCAGGTGCAGTTTTAATAGGTATCCTCCTCCTATATCGAGGAGTTACACAGATAACGGCTATTAGTTTTGTGCATGGGGGGCATGCTGGTATTTATACCAATTGTTCCGTTCCTCTTAGTTATTTGGACAATCCTGATGCAGGAACTTATACTTACTCTTTAGCTGTTTATGCTTGGTCTGGGGAAGATGCTGTGATAGCTTCCAGTCGATCTTTGGTTTTGCTGGAAATTAAAAGATAAATTAAAGAGCACTTTGTGGATTACATCAGCAGGTGTTTTATATATAAATACAGATGGAGGAACTGCTTGGGGAAAAGTGGGGGCGCAATAGGATTGGAGTTGTTTGTAGTGGAGTAGGAATGAAAATGGGTTGGTGAAAGGAGAAAAGATATGGAAGTGAAAATAATAGTTAGAGAACAGATAATGGCCGACATCATTGCAGAAAGGGACGCAATGGTATTAGATTTAAACCAACAATTGCTTGCAAGCAAAGATCAATGTGATAAACTGGCAAAAGAGATAGAGGAATTGACTCCGAAAAAAGAGGAGTAAATTATGCAATACAGAACGGGGTATGTTACTATAAGTGGGGAATCTCTCCTTCTTGGAGGAAGTTTGAATGAGGTTCGGGGAATAGGCACAACCTTCTTAACCGAAGTCGAAGTTGGTGATTCCTTCAAACTTCTGAATGATTGGAATATCCACACCGTTAGTTCTGTTGATGGCAATGAAGCCCTCACAATCACCCCTGCTTATAGTGGAGAGAATATTATCTCTGGTGAGTATCAGATTTCAAGAGATTGGACGCCTACTCTGGAGCTTCAAGAAATCAATCCTGGCGACATTGATTGGCCAATTCATTTGACCACGAATGTTATCAGGAGGATTGATACACTGCTTGGTCATAATGCAGTGCCTCAGTTTGCAGGGCTGAAGCTGAGTTCTGCGAGTGGAGAGTCAAATACTTTATTCTTCACCCAATTGAATCCTGTTGTGAACACTTGGTATGATACTGATCTTGTAGTTGATGCTGCGGAAGCGTTCTCTGGCCTCATTAACGTGCTCTATGAAGACGAAAACGCTCATGGGAATGATAGATCATGTCTCGCTCATATTGGTGGCTATGGTGGTCCTGTTAGTGGAGAAGCTGTAGCATACTTATCAAGACCAAATGGAGAGCATATTGAACTTCAGTTTATATCAGGTGAGATGCAGGTTAGGCAGATTGTTAATTCGAGTTTGGATTCAAAGCTGACTGTGTTTGGTAATTATATGATTCATGTATAAAATATAGGAGGTAAGGAAAATGGCTCTTGTACTTGCAGATGTTGGAGCGGATGTGGCTTTAAAGGCTTTTTTCAATGATGATTGGGCGGCTGGAGGAAAAGATTTAACTTTAAAACTGTTCGCTACGGATGTAACACCCGCCGACACCGATGTGGCAGGCACCTACACTGAGGCATTGGGAGGAGGCTATGCAGCGAAAACCCTGAGTAATGGGAGCTGGACAGTAACCCCTGCTAATGATCCAAGTGATGCCATCTACGCCCAACAGACGTTTGCTTTCACTGGACCACTAACAACAAATGGAACGGTCTACGGTTATTTTGTTGTTGATGCAGATGGTGTTCTTGTTTGGGCGGAGAAGTTTGCTCAGGCATTTACTCCTGTAAACAACGGCGACCAGATTTTGGTGACACCAAAATTTCAGTTGTCAAAAGGAACTCCTACATAAGGAATAGATTATATGTCCACGTGGGAAAGAGATATTAATAATGATTTACAGCCGTTGGCTTCTGTTTCTACAGAGGGGCAATGGGAAGTTGATGGCTCTGGGGATTTGATGCCTTCTGTAGGCACAGATTTTGATCTGTATTGGTCTTTGGATGGAGACGATCTCTTTGAAAGGAATGCCTATGTATTTGATATGGTGGGAGGGGGAATCTCCGGAGGATCAGCAGGCTTTAACAGAACACAACTTGTTAATATGCTTGGTGGTGCTGTTGCTGGCGGATTGACAAGTTGGTATGCTCGATTACTAATGGCAATGTCTGGTGGAGGAGTTGCTGGAGGTTCTTTTGATTATTCCACTTTGCATCAATATATTGTTGATATGCTTGGTGGCGCTGTTGCTGGTGGAGAGGCAGTAGTCCTAAGAAAACTTATTTGGGAGTTTCTTGGTGGTGCTGTTGCTGGTGGCTCTGCGGATATTGACATAATTGAGGATGAAAGCTCTATGATCGGCGGAGCTGTTGTGGGGGGAGCAGCAGCAATTCTATTTGGAGGACTTACTCAATATATAGAAGGTGTGATTTCGGCAACAAGAAACTCCAAAACAATTATGGGCAAGAGAACTTTGTGGCAATACAATATTGATCCTTTAACACATTTCCTCAAGGTGAGGAACGGTAAAGTTGTCTATGAGATAGCTTCTGTTGATTCCAACAGACAAGTCACATTAAAGGATTTCTTCGAAGGAGCATCTGTAGAAGATATAGAATACCAAATATCAAGGAGATTCACTTCTACACTGAAGCTTTGTGAAGTGTTGGTAGGAGACATTGATTGGAAGACCCATTTGTCTTTGAATATGATCAGAAGAATTGATGAGGTTCTTGGTCATAGATCAACACCACAATTCTTGAACATGCTTTTGCAGAACACTTACAGCTCCGTGACAAATGTAAAGACACGTATCACACTGCCTGAAAACGGAATGTGGTATAATACAAAATTGGTCATTTCTTCAGGGATGGGATTCTCCGCTCTTGTGGGCGTTTTATATGAAGATGAGTTTGGACATGAGAATGATCGAACTTGCTTGGCTCATGCTGGAGGTTGTTTGGGATATGAGAACATAACTTATTTATCCAGACCTAATGGTGCACATATAGAACTTCAATTTGTTGCTGGAGTTTTACAAGCAAGACAAACAGTAAATACTGGCATAGGTACAAAGATGCTTATTGATATTGAATATCTGTCTCATTAAGGAGGAAGAAATGGCTACGAAAAACATAGTGCCGCGAGCAGATAATGAAGGTGGAATTGGAACCACTGCAAAAGCATGGCTGAAGGGTTTCTTTTACACTATTCGCTTGCTTACAGGCAAAGCTGCGAGCACCATATTGACGGGAGATGCTAATGGTGATGCTTCTTGGGGGTTGACTTACGATACAGATGGAACTTTGGCGGCAAACAGTGATACGGTAATTGCAACACAGAAGGCTACCAAGACAGCAGTGGATACTGAAGAAACTATTGGTTTCTTTTATAGCACTCTATAATTAAAAGGAGGGAATTAAAATGACTGTTCAGTATTTAAGATTAGCTGCGCTGAAACCAGCAAATGTGACAGAGGCTCAACTATATGAGGTGCCTGCAAATGCAGATGTTGTTGGGATTGTTAGGATTGTAAATCAGTCTGCTTTGATTCAATCTTACAGAGTAGCCCATTCTCCATCAGGGGAATCCCCTGCTGCGGTGGCATCCTTTCTTGCCTATGATAAAACAATTGATGGAAATGATATACACGAGTTAAGTGTAAATGCTCGGAATCTGGAACAGATCAGAGTGAAAGCAAATTCTGGGGAATCTTGCTCATTCCATCTATCTGGTATGAGGAGGAGCTAAGGAGGTGTTTGATGCTTAAATTGGGAGAGAATATCGTCAAAGATACCACTCCACAACTTGGTGGGGATCTTGACCTAAATGGCCATTCCATTGATACAGCTCCTGCCCCTGCTGCTGATACATGGGAAGGGAATATAGTTACCTTGACAGCCCATGAAAACGTAGCCCTCGGCCAGCTATGTTTTATCAATGCAAGCGGTGAGGCGGCCTTGACTGATGCGGACGGCGCGGCGACTATGCCCGGTAGTGTGATGGCGGCGGCAACTATCAGCGCAGATGCGGTAGGCGTCTTTCTGCTACCAGGGACTATTGTTCACCTTCATACCCTTAATCCGGGATGGACAGTGGGCGATCTGGTCTATGCTGGTTCAGGAGCGGATACAGCACATACAGCAGGTGCATTAAATCAAACTGTACCAAATCAAACTGGCGATCAGATTCAGGTGGTCGGCGTGGCTCTGGCTGCGGATATACTGTTATTCCTGCCCGCTTTAGTGCTGGTGGAGGTGGTATGACTGTATTAAATGCACTAAAAGACAATTTTATGAGGGCAGGATACTCTACTACCAATTGGGGTGCTGATACAGAAATAATATTAGATGGAACCACGACTCGCCGGGGTATTATAGCATTTAATATTACTGGGCTATCTACAGTTACCTCAGCAGTATTATCACTTTACGTTTCAAATAGATCTGCCGTTGCTGACAAAGGGGTTGTATCGAGAATGTTAATTACAGACTGGACGGAAGGTGCAGGTGGCTGGAACCCTGTCGTCAGTAACTGGAATCAGTATAAAGCCTCAACAAATTGGAATGGCGGGGGGTGTTCGGGAAGTGGCACTGACTACACGACGACAAATGCGGTAAGTGTTTCTGTTCCAGCACGATACGCGTGGCATAATTTTAATATAACAAACATCTGGAATGATGCTGTTGGTGCAGCGCAAAGCACACTCAGTCTTGTCCTTAATATTAATGATGAAAATTGGGTTAGCTACTGGTCAAGACATTATGCCGTTGATCCCAGTTTAATTCCTAAGATCACGCATGATGCTACGTCTGGCTGGACTCACAAAATCTTCGGCATCGCTCCTGGTAAGGTGATGACAGTGGCAGCGGCAAACATTAAAACGATTATGACCAAATAAGGAGGCGCAATGGAAGCCATATACAGACCAGACGGAACAATCAAAAAAGTCTATGACGAGAAGGATCACAGACATCCGGGGCTTCTCACAATCAAACTGACGAACCAACAGGCAAAGAATCCTGAGCTTTATAGGGTTGACCCGAATAAGGTTGAATTGTATCTCGTGCCGACTTGTGAGCGGAAGTATATCAAGGTTGTGGATAACGTGATGCTTGAAATGAGTAAAGAAGAAAAGACTGCTGTGGATGCGGAGGAAGCTCGAATTGCCGCTTTGCCTCCACCTGAACCGTCTGTTGACAGATTGAAAGTTCTGGAAGAAAAGGTGGACGAGCTGACAGTGAAGATTGATGCTCTGACGAAGGCGATGGCGAAATAAATGAAAGCATTATATGTACTATGGCCGGATTTTGATTATCTTGATAAGATGATTGCATCAGGAATTGATACTCTTATCGTGGCCTTTTACAATTTGCCCCACGATCCTTACGTAGAATATTATGAATCGTATATTCCTCCAATAAAGGTATTGGAGAGATATAAGAATACAACAATCAACATGATTATTGCTCCTTGTTGGACAAGACCTTGGTATATAATTCCAGAAGATCAAAGGTTTGTTCAGAATGGAAAATTATTGTTAGGCACACCATGTCCCATAAGTCAGGATTATATCGACAATAGGATTGATCCTGCTCTTGAATTAATTAATCAAGGGTTTGCTCAAGGTATTTTATGGGATACAGAACATTATGAAGCAAAAAAGGGAACAAACATAATTCCGTTCTTTGGCAAAGATGATAAAGGGGTCAGGTGTGAATGTAAAAATTGCGAAGCTCTTACTTGGGAAGAACAGTGGAAGAAGCATAGAAATTATGTGAAGTTTAAATTACAGGGGTTGCAATTCAATGGTCATTTCCCTTATAATACCTATTGGTCGTTGGATAGATATCCTGATACACCCTTTCTATTTACGGAAGATACTTACTCTGACCAGAGAGATAGATTCAAGACTCTTTGGATGTTCCGGTTAAAACGACTTTGGGATAGAGTCTATCATGGTGTAAGATACACTGTTGTTCCTGGTATCTTCATTGAAACTCTTCCTCTCAATAGGTTTTTTGAATATCTTAAATATTGTCAGAAAGCATACGGTGGTTACTGGATTTATTCGCAGAAAATGTTTTCTAAATATTCAAAAATGGGTGAAGCTGAGATTGAAGAAATTAAAAAGGGATTTGGTGGCTATTATGAAACACGGCTTGTTGACGTTGTTGATGTCGAATTCTTTGAGAGATTAAATATCATAAACAAGACCTGTTCAGTTTAGAGAGGCCGCCTGCGCCATCCTTGTGTGTAAAGCAGGCATTTCTGACTATAGGAGGAATATAAAATGTGGACTAAAGGTGAGAGACGGTTATTGTGGATTCTTGGTGTGGTGCTATTGTTGATTCCTCTTTGTGTTGATGCTGGAGAGAAGATTGTCAATGAACCTGTGTTGACCTATAATCTGTTCATCACTATATTTTTAGTTCCTCTTTGCGTTACTTTGTTAGGGGCATGGCAAAGTAGAAAAATGGATAGATATTATGCGGGTTGGGACGCTTATAATAAACTCAGGGAGGAAACTCTGAATAAATGGAAGGAAGACACTGCCAAAGCCTTATGTGGAATAAAAGAGTCTGTTGATAATGTTGAAAAGGCTGTTGGTAATGCCGTTACTACAAAACATTGTGAAGGAGCTATGACTGAGGCTTGGGAAGGCATAAATCATCATGGTCACAGAGGTTTGTCTGGTGAAGATGGAGATGTTGTAAGAAAATCAAAATAAAGGAGACACCATGAAAAAGGAGACTGTGATTGCAATCGTTATCGGGATGCTGTTTATTGCACTATTCTTTGTTGGTTATAGGATAGGAAATTCTTATTCTCAGGCATTGCTCGATGATGAAAAGGCAAAGATCGAGGAGAAGTATCAGGAGACCATAACAAAATTCCAATCAGATATTGCGAGTAAGGATGCTGCATTAAGAATATCTGAACAGCAAAAAGGGGTATTGCAGGAACGATTGAGACGTAAGGAGGCAGAACTTGCCAGTATAAAACCTCCTGCAAACAGAAAAGAGATCATTGATCGATTGAAAGGAGCAGGGTATGAGATTAGATAAGGGAACAAAGAAGGATTGTTTGTGGGTTCTATTGATTACCGCCTTTCTTACTGGCTTTGTTATTTTTGCTTTTGCAAAAAGTTGCCAAGCCACTGATGTTTGCTTTACAGAAGAATCTGCAAAGAAGTTGGTCGTTGAGCTGGAAGTTTGTCAGAATATCAAAGGACAGATCGAGATTATGAAACAACAGACTATTGAGGACAACAATCAAGCCGCCCTGTTGAAGGATAAGATCGGTTTGTATGAAAGACAGCTCATTATTTGCAATGAAAATATTGAAAAGTGGAAGAAGGTTGCAGACGAGCAGGAGAAAATCTGCAATGAACAAAAACCAAAATTTATGGATCAGGCTTTGAAGGCACTTGGTTTTCTGGGTCTGGGCATTATTCTTGGACTGATTTTGTAAGGAGGTTGTTATGTATCCTTGGTATTCGAGAACGTGGATGAGGACAAGGAAGCGATCTTTTGATGGGATTGCGTTGATATTGTTGACACTGGTAATTTATCTCATACCTGATCGTTTATTTGAGCCAGGTAATATCACGGCGAAAATGGCGTTTGTAAGTTTAATGCTGACAAAAGCCTATGCAACAGTGATGGGTATTTTATGGGCTGATTTCTCAAGGAAGTTTTTGTTTCCATCCATAAGTTTGGAAGTCGCTGTGAAGGAAAAGAACCTGGGGACTTTAATTTTCATTGCCATTTGGTATGGAGTAATAATTTATGGATGGCAAACAGGTGGTTGAAGTGAATAACAGGCGTTGGCTGACATCAGGTTTATATCCGGAATGCAACCGCTGCCACCAACTTTGCAAACATGGCTTTTACTCCAAAGCTATGGGAGTGGAACATAAATACTTTCGTCAAGGAGAGGAGTTGATTTGTGGGGATTGCATGTGGAAGGATCCTGATTTTATTCGGGATAATAATTTGTTTGGCCACAAGTAATAGTTTTGCGGTAAACAGGTGTCAAACTCTTGTCCCTGAAGTCAGACAGCAATTTACTTTGCGGTTTGGCTGGGCTGCTCCATGGGCATTTGGGATGGGGCAGTTGAGACAAGAATCGAATTGCCGTAACGTGACTGCTTTTGATGGTGGACAGGGCGTTGCTCAATTCATGCCAAAGACAACCACATGGATCAATTCCTTGATGAAGGAGAATCTTAATCCTTATAACACAAGAGATGCTTGTCGTTTGCAAGCGTATTATATTTGGAGGATTCATAAGATTGAAAACTGGACAGGTAAGCTCTGGAGCACCTTTCAAATTTATAATGGTGGCCGACCAACATTGTATAAAGAATTTCAGAGAGCCGGAACTGCTGATTGGACTAAAATGAAAGCAGTGTGTACAAGGAAGAAACTCCAAATGAAGTGGGGCGTTCTTGATTTTTGCGAAGTCAATTATGACTACTCCATACGGGTGTATCATTATGGGCAAAATTATCCTGCTGGGACAGGGGTGCTTCCTTATTGGTAGGAGGTCTTATGCAAAAATTATCAGGGGGCAAAGTTATATTTGCTCAGAGATGTAAATTCTGCCCAAAGATGAAGCCGTAAGGCAAAAAAGGTCACTCGAAGAAAACGAAGGGTTTTAACTCCTTTCCCCTTTGTTCCCCAACTTTGAGTGGCCTTTCATTTTATTCCAAGCTCAATTGCTCGATCAAGAAATTTCTTTTTGGCTCCATGTATCGTCCATGGTATGATTTTGTCTGGTAAAGGAGAGGTCTTCATCTTCCAGTCTTTGATAGGATCTGCGTTCATTAAATCCCTTGCTTCTGTAGCGAGTAGTTTCATATCAGCGGACATTACTGCATAATTATAATCTTTAATATCCAATCCAAATCGCTTGGCGATCACAAGATGAATAGTGTTTTCCAAGGTAGAGAATGTACGGAGCAGTGATTTTACAGGGGTGATAATATCACCAATATAAGCTTCTGAAGCGTCGTGAAGCAATCTCCATTGAGGAGAACTTTTGTCTTCCATCAAACTAAGACGCACACAATGTTCCGCCACCGAATAATACTGGTTACAATGGCCATTAAATCTGCACGTCATTGAAAGAGAATGAGCAATGTCCTCAATATTTATGTCTTCAACTTTCAGAGCCTGGGGGCAGATTCTTTTTCCAGTGAATGTTTGCATCCACATGATAGTCCCTCTCTTAGATGGTTAAGCTAACAGTGACTTTGTTGAGTTGGTAAGAAGGTTCCATGCCCACTGTTTCCATTTTAATATAATTAACATGAATATCTACCATATCAACCCCTGTTTCTTTTTTGAAATCATTTATCATCAGGAAGATTACATTTGCCAGATCGTTTCGCATTTTCTTAATTTCTGATAGTTGCATCACTTCTTCTCCTTCCAATTTTTAACATCGACAGCCACGTTTTGCCACAGCGTCCAGTAAGGGACAGCTTCCTTATCATCATGTTTCATCATTACCTCTCTCCGACGAAACAGTATATGGCGATCCATTGAGGTAACGCTGTCTTTTATTGTAATGATTATTTCATGTGGACCTTTGAATAGTTTTGGATCAGGTAGTTTTTCAAACGCTCGCATAAGATCAGTGATTAATATTGGTATGTCTTTCATATTTCCTCCGTATTGTGTAAAGTTTGCCTTCTTTGAATTCAACTTCGTAAGTTGCGTCTTTCCAGAAGTCTTCAAAGTAGAATTGTTCTATGGTTAGGGTTTCGTCCTCTTTGTTTACTATACGAAATAAACAATGTGGTGGAGAATTTATTAAACTGCGTAGAAAGGGAGGACTGATCCAAATGTTATCATAAAAAAAAGCATCTCTGTATATATTATATTTGAACCAGGGATTGTACCACCAAAAAGCTTTTAGTGGAAACAACAAGCAGGCGAATGGCATAAGTGATTTTGGTATCATCCCGTTTGGTTCTCCTCCCCACAATTCTATCAGCCAGTCAAGAATTTTATGTCTGATTCCTTTGTTCATAACTACCCCCTTATCCTCGTAAAAATATCCTAACTCGTTTTCTATCAATAGACCACGCATCAATGTGCACATCCAGATCAAAGTCATCAGAAAGATAACCTGCGGTGTCTATGATGTCAATTATAAATTGGTCTTCAACACCAGCTTCCTCAACCTTCTTTTTAAACTCACCATATGTCATAACTACCTCCTTTTACAAAAAAAGAATCCATGTGCTCGTGGATACTTCCTATAATAAGAATCTTTGATGCCATCAATACGATAACCAAAGTGAATAAATTCCCAGTTCGAATGAGCAAAGGTTTCAAGCCACCAATCCAATTGCTCACAGATGATGTGGGAAATATCAAGGTCGTTTGATGGGGCTTCATACTTGTCATTACTACCAAGTGGAATAATGGCGAAGATGTTCTTGGCATTGATATATTTAAGGATGTTCTCTATGCATTCATAACTGATATGTTCGAGAACGTCCTTGGCTATACAATAATCAAAGCTCTCTGGTATCTCCACAAGATTGGTAGAGGTGAAGCAGTATGGTTTTACCATAGGATCCACATTGTCGATAGCATATTTGCTTATATCGAATCCCCATGCTTGTCTGTGGAGAAGTCGGAAAGCTTTTACGACAAATCCTAATGAACAGTTATGAACACAAAGATCATTTGCAATATAGGTGTGATCTCCTTGCACTTCCATATTGTAAACAAATGTTTTTTTGTTTTTTATTTTTATTTTTCTGATCGGTACAAAGATATAATCATCAGACATTCTATTTTGAATAGAAGTATTGGTTGTTCTTTGTTCTTTCTCATTCAGTTTGTTGATATTAAATCTTCCATAAATAGTAAGATTATAAGCTTGTCTTCTATCCACTTTCTTTTTTATTTTTGTTAAAGTGTTCATAATACCAAGTCTAAGTAAAATTTGTCTCATTCCTAAAATAAGATCATGGGATATGGAACATCCCCCCCAAACGGTTCCTCCATTTATAGGATTATGAAAAAGACAACCATCTCCTTTTAACCAAGAAATTACTAATTTTCGGATAGAAGAATCTTTCCAAGTATTAATTATTTCGGGGGCGAGCTTTTTTTTATCTGCTTTTTGACCTCCTAATCTCAAAACCTCTTCTGCTAATACTTTACCAAAAACTAAAACAGTAAGAGTGTGCCTTTCTTCACATTCACGAACAGATGTGGAAACTCCCCCAAGTTTTTTAGAAAGAAACACAATTCTTTCTGCATAATTCTTTTCCTTTATATGGAAAGTAAATTCAAGTCCTCCTATATTATGGGGTTTATTATGATGCTTATGGGAATAAATAAGATTACCTTCGGCTAAGTAAAAACCAAGAAATTCTGCCCAATCATCTTTTTCTATGAAATATTCTTTTTTAGAAAATCTTGGGAGGCATAAATAATCTCCAGGTTTTAAATCCTCTGCATTTACAAAATAAGGACTATCATACTTTCCCTTTTTATGACATTTTGAGCATCCTTTAGGGTGATTTGTGTTGCATGTGCCATTCCATCCTGATGGGCGACATAATACCTCCTCTCTTTTTTGACAAAGGAAGGGGTGTTCCAAAGAAGATTCTATCTTCATTTTATGAGAAAGATGTATAATAATAGTTTTCTTAACCTTTCGTTTAGAAGCAGATAACACCCTTTTTATACTTCCTTTGGAGGTTGTTATTTCCTCCCCAACACAAATTTCCTCTATATTTTTATAATTTTTATTCCCCATTAAGATTTTGACTCCAGCAGGAAAGCACCCATAATCAAGGATAGTTTGATCTGGACGAATATGAAGATAATCAATGATCCTCATGACCATTGGCATTGTCAACTCTGGCAACCAGCGATAGTTTTGATAACAGCTTTTACCTGTTTCAATTCCCCTGAGATAATAGTCGGCATCATAAAACTCTGAGGGAAGAGATTGTTTGTTTCGTTGGTTCAAGAGCATATCCTCTTTGCCTATTAAATTTTTCATCGTAAAGCCCCTTCAAAACCGATTAAATTTCACACAAAACTGTGTCTATTTGCGCTTTTCTGCTTTAAAGCATACATCTCTCGCATAGAGGCGGTAAAAGCTCTTTTTTGTTCAATCCTTCGTAGAAGAATTTCAGCTTCTCTATTACTTCAGCAGGGTCATCTTTTTGAATATTGCCGAAAGTGATCTGTTCCTCCAAATCCATGCAACAAGGAACAACATTCCCGGTGGCGCCAAAGAATATATGGCCGAAATCTGCATACGGACAACCACCGAACTTTACACAATTCGGTTCATCGATCAAGCCTGTCCATGGGTTGATGTGTGGATTTATGTGCACCTCAAGCTTCACGTTTCTTGAAGAGGCTTCCATTTTCCAGAAACCTTGCCAAGCAAGTAATCTTCTCTCATTTATAAATCTGGTGACATGAGATACGAAGATCAGGTCTACATTTGAAGGCTTATAATCAAGCGCCTTCAGCAGAACTTCATTTGTGCTTTCATAATCATTACCTGTTTCATCATAATTATAGAAGTGAAACGATACAAGTAGCCAAATAGGATTTGGCATAGTGCCTAAGAAACGAATGAACTCTTCCGTAAGAAGGAGACCGTTTGTGTAAATGTCTATCTTCAACTTTGGGTCTGCGTAAGAGATCATTTTTATGAAGGTTGTTAAATTATGGTTGAGCAACGGCTCCCCATCTTTGTGTAGAATAATTGTTGGCTGATGCCCTGCACATCTATTCATATCCTTATAAGGCAGAATGTAGTCGTGCAAAATTTTGGAAAAGGTATCATAGGACATCAATGACTGTCTCCTTTTCATCAGGCGATGCGGGCATTCTACACATCTCAAATTACAGTAAGAGCTGGTCTCAAGTTGGAAGTTGATGGGAATCACCCCCTTCCGTTATTATAGTGTTTGGTAAAAGCATCATTTTGATGTTAATGTATCCGGGTTGTTTAGGGTCTGCTATTATTTCTAAATGGGACACACCACTAATGAGTTTTCCATCTATTTCAACTTCGCAGTGCCTCCTGGCAGTCCCGTCTTTAGATGTGAGTTTAAACCGTTTCACATGAATATATAAGGTGTCCGCCTCCAGACCGATGTCATAATTGTCACGGTCTGGTAGTTGGTTGATAAAATCAAGTATTTCTTGTTTGGTCATAATATATCCTTTCCTCACTCCAGTGGTTCATCAAACCAATAAAAACATCGACCCTCTAACGTGGTGTCCGGACAAGGAGGAGTCTTAATACGTCTGGACACACTCACAGGCAATTTGAACAGCTTTATGATTCTCCTTCGCACTTTTTTAGAAGGGACAACCATAATGTGTTTAGGATTATCAATAAGGAGTTTAACGACCTCCGTTGTTTTGCCAAAAAACATTACATAGCCTCCGGAACAAAGATTCCAAGATTCTCCCTCATCTTCTGCTCTACATTTGCTTCAATGTTGAGCTGGTGAACGATCTGCCGGTATTCTTCAGGAACTTCTTCTCTCCAAACGGCATCTTCCCGCTTGATCCACCATGGTGATCCATTCTTCACGAAATTGTCATTGACTGGATGTTTGAGGAAATCATAGCACCGAGTCCCTCCCCAATAGTGAATGAAGTACGGATCTTTTTTGCCTCCGTAGTATGTTCCTTCTGGTGTGTAGACACTTGGCTGTCCTGGAGTGTGGAGATAAATATGATCGCAAGGCACTCTTACCTCCCCCCACTCTGCTTGGAGGCGAGCATACAACCATTGGCCAGGTTCAAACCAAGAGGCCTGAGGAACGCCGCGCATGATGATCTCTTTCTGTGGGTCTGTAGGGTCTTTGATTCCCCGTGTTTCGGCGAAACAGCCGACAACGTCTTTGATTGATGGATCCATCCCCATTTCTGTATCGTGTCGATTGCCTCTTGGGTGCCAAAACATGCCTTCATTATTGTCCCGACATTCCTGATGGTAGCGTTTCAGCATCCCCATTCTGTATAGTGTTCCGGAGGCATTGATGTTCTGATGATTTGTTCCTTCATCCCAATAGAAGCCGGCAATTCCGAAATGACTGCTCATCAGCAAATACTTGTGGAACCAGTCAAGCCAGCCGTCCTTCATTGCTCGGCAATCTGTTTCACAGGTGAAGAAGAAATCATAATCCTTATCCCAAATGAGTTCAAGAATTTCTTCAAGCCCTGTTGCGTGGCTGTGCTTTCTTCGTTCACAATCAATCAGGGTGACATTTTCTCCGAGAGGAGTTTCCGTCAAAGCTTTGATGCTTGGATGCCCTGGCCATGAGCAGGCTACATAGATGTCCATTCCAACTTCGTTGTAATACCGCTTCAGAGAATGAATGCAGGTCTGAAGCCATTTTGGGCAATGGCCGTGGGTGAGGCCTATAGCTATTTTTTTTAACATAATAATACTCCTTATTTTGTTGGATTTGTATAGGCAAATCGGCCTTGAATTTCTACTATTTTTTGATTGTAAGCTTCCACTGCTAATTCCTTGGAATCAAAAGTTTTTGAGTAAATGGGTTTATTATTTTGTCTTTGTATCATAACTCTCCACTTATTTTTACATCTACTGATTCCCTTTAATCCTGAGGAATTGTTTTTGTTAGGACCACGATTCCAACCATTTTGTTTATGAGAACAGAATCTTAGATTGTCTTTTTTGTTATTCAATGGGTTTCTGTCTTTGTGATCAATTTGGACTTGTCTGGAGGAATCCTTTCCCAAAACTATGTTAGCAAGTCCTTTGTTTTTCCCTTTTAAATAGGTTTTTACATGTCCTTTAGGGCTTTGAATTCCCCATTTATAACCTTTTACCTTAGAGTAATCCTCTGCATCTATTATGGCCTCAGCAATCTCTTCTCCTAACCTATTATAAAGTTTAATTCTACAAATACTTCCTTCCATAATAAACTCATTAGGGGTTTTAAGAGATTGCTTTGGATTTCCTTTAATCACACCAAAGTTTTTAATCTGCCAATAATGACGAGCGCAAAACCCTGTTAAACTTCTCTTTTTAGAAGGGCATCCTTTTACTTTGCATTTTATTATCTCTCCTCCTTTCTTCATTAAAACCTCCTGTTATTTTCGTTGTAATAGAATGGTCATGCCATTCCAGAAATCTGTTTTTGTCCACTCGTCTTCAAAAGCAAACATCCAATCCGCTATTGCTTTCTTTACCCCTCCTTTCAGCCTGTCTGGCTCGTTGCCTTCAAACAAGGCATCATCCATCAATATAGTATTTGTGATCTCAGAAGCCAATGACATCTCTTTAATTGTTGGCTCGTAGGAATGAGAGGTGTCAATAAACACCAGATCAAATCGATACCCCATCTTTATGCATGTGGAAAGATAATCTTCAGCCGGAATCTGTTTGAATCTCCATAGCTCTGTGAACTTTCCATATCTCTCCCATGTTTTGCCAAGAGGATTGATGTCCACAGAGTTTAATGCCCCTTTCATCCATTCAACATAGCATAAGAACACCGCTGTGCTGATAGCAGAATCCCCACCAACACCAAGTTCAAGAATTGAACTTGGGTGTGCTACAGATAACGCTTCTTCATAAGATGTGGCGAGAGGAACTCTCATCAGATTGATCAGACGATGGGCTTCTAATTCAGACCTGTAAGACTGCCCGATCATTGCCAAAGCTTTGGGAACAATGTCGAGTGTGTTCACTTGATATTCTATCAAATGCTTCCACACTTTCCATTCTTCAATAAGCTCTGGCGTCACCTTCTGTCCATACCGATTGAGCCATTTTGCGGAGTCCGCTTCTTGATACTGATCCTTACTTCCATAGTTTTGCTTCAACCATTCTTTTGTGACAATAAACATTAATAACCTCCTTTATAAGTATTGGCTTATTTCATCTAATCCTTGTTCTATTTCTTCAACGCCACGGGCGAAATTTTCTTGTGCCGACTCTATGGAGTTCAAAACAGCTTCAAGATTATCATAAATAACTCTGAGTTTATCGCTTTCCTTGGCAATAATTTTGTATGATGTAGAGATTTTCTTTAACAAAGATTTACATAGAGCAATTTCTTTTTTCATCAGTAGACCTCCTTTTTATATCATCCATTTTGGTGGTAATGGCACAATTTCTCTTTGTGGTCTCCATAAGTGAAGACAATAAGGCATTACGTTTTTATGATCTTTGATTGCAGGGTGGATTTGGATAACCACTTCATCGTCTTTAAAAAACGTCCTCTTTACAAAGTCCATTTCCTCCCATGTCGGACAACGATTTATTAAGGAGACAGATATGTGGTCCCATCCATACCCATTTGATACAATCACTCTGAGATTCTTCTCTGGAATATAGAAGAATCCTCCAGTATGATCTCCCCATCCTAAAGTAGGATGTTTCTGTCTGTAGTTGTGATTCACCATTAAGTCTTTCCTCTGTCCACCTTTAGCATTCCCTTTTCAATCTGTTTCCTTCGTCTCGCTTTTTCTTGTTCTCCTTGATGAGGTTTATGCGAAGAGAAATAAACTTTCTTTGAGAAACCAGACAGAAAGTTAAGTTTGTAAAAAGGAATCCGTTGTAGTAATTGATCAAACTTTTTATTCATTATGTCCTCCTTCTTTATTTACACTTGCAAATTTTCCAAAGAGTAAGAGAGCCTTTTCATTATAAGCTTGGGCAGCCTCCTCTTTTGTTAAGAAATCCCCCAGGACATATCTTTTCTTATTACAGGTGATTTGAGAAGACCATTTCCCATTTGGAAGTTCCCATACTCCTTTTATTCCTGATTGACTGTTTCTATTTGGACCTCTATTTTGTCCTTGCTGTGATTTTGAAGCATATCGTAAATTGTTTCTTTTATTATTAAGTTTATTTCTGTCTTTATGGTCTACCTCAACTCCTCTGGGGCAAGGCAGGATCAGTTGATGCATTCTCTTTCTTGTTTTTAAATTGGTAGCATATCCTGTTTTACACAAATACCATTTAAGAGCACCTATTTTTTTAATATGCTGTATATCAAAGATCGTTTCTGCTATCTCTTCATTCTTGGAGTTGTATAATTTCATCCTGCAAATAAGACCCTCGATAAGGATTTCATTCGGGTCAAATTTTGTTCTTATTTTATATGAAATCTTCTTGTCCATTAGGATTAACAACTCCATCAATTAAATTATTTTGATTGGAAAATACACAATGTGAACACGGTTCGGGATCGAATGGAATCATTTTTGATAGGTACATATCAGGAAGTTCTTCAACAGTACACCATCTATATTTCTCATCAAATTTACGCTCAGCGTCAAGATTCAATACAACAGAGGAACAGCGGTAGACCCATCCATCATGAAGGACAAAGGGTTTAAAATACCCCCACCAACATCGCTCAGGTCTTTCAAACAGTTTCGCTTGATAAAAGAAAGGATGTCCCCAGTCATCAACCATTTCCGAAAGCACTTTGTTATTATAAAGCTGCTCTTCGTCTGTGGCAAGGCAATTCGGAACAATTCGGATATACGCAGGTTTGTGCTTCTTCCCATACTCTATGAGCTTTTTGATTGTGTTTGGGCACGTCTCTGTATTCATGACATAGCTGAATCCTAACGTCCCTTTAATTTTTGGTATTTCAATATCATCAACATAGTCCAGGCAGTTTAAGGAAATTCTCAACCAATGAAGATGCTTTAATGATGTTCTTTTAAGATTCTTAGCCACAGCTACCCCATTTGTAATAAATCCTTGTTTTAAACCCATAGAATAGGCTATATCAATCACTTCGTTGATTTCGGGGTATAATGTTGGGTCTCCACCCCCTGTCCATTCAACGGTCTTCGCTCCTAAATAACAAAGTCGTCGTAGAAGAGTTTTGATAACATCAAAGGGCAACTGTTCGTCTTTTCCTCTATTAACATTGGAGCAGAAAACACAGCTTAAATTACATCGGGAAGTCGGAGAGATTTGCAAAGATATTGGTTTAGCCATCTTTTTCTGTGCTAATCTCAGCGCATCGGGATGATGAAGAATTTTGAGTCCTGTCGATGTGTACGTTTCTTCTTTCATATTTCCTCCTGATTGTATCTTTTCTCCATTTGTGTCTTATCTGGAGTGATTTTTGTTATTTTAAAACCCATTGATTTGTACATATTGTAAGCAACCTCATTTTTATCATCCACTTCAAGCTCGCAAGATAGGAATTCTTTGTTCCGTTGTGTAGTGTTTAGAACGAATTCCACTAATCCTTTGCCTATTCCTAATCCTCTATATTGCGCCCTTACAAGAACCATAGTTATGTATACTTTCGCAAGGTTCTTATTGCAATAATAGGCTATAAATCCCCGGCATATTTTTTCATCGTAATCAATAATGAAGGAGGCGTGGTTTAGTATTTTTGTTAGGTATTCATCAATATTTGGAATACATCCTTGTTCTATATACATTAAATTTATTATGTCTTTGTTGTACATAACTTCCTCTCTTTTAATGATAGCATTTTATCTCTATAAAAAATCAATTCTTCTCTGGTCATGGCATATGGTTTGATAGTGAACCTGTTGATATTAGAATGGGAGTATTCCTCATCTTTATAAAAATCTTGAGGATTTATTTCTGGTAAGAATAAATTGTCTTTAATACATTGATCGTATAAAGGTGTTCCTGGATATGGAGTGGCAATTGATATAGTTATATCATCTACATTTAAAGAGGATACTAAATCACAGGTGTTGTTTAAAGACCCTGCTGTATCTTCAGGCATACCTATTATGAAATCAGTCAGTAAGTAGAGATGTTTGTATTTGTGAATAGCATCAATTATGGCAAAAATATCATTTTGGTTTGAATGTTTCTTCATAACTTTATTACGAATAACAGAGTCCCCTGATTCTACCGATAATGTGATGCGGATTAATCCAACTTCTACAAGAGCTTCAATTAAAGGGATTGCAAATCTATCTATTGGTATTCCTGTTGGAAGATCCAAATAAAATTTCAGCCCTCTTCGTTTTATCTCGTTGCAGATTTCTATGATTCTATTTGGCTTGCACGAAAAATTGGCATCATAAAAGGCAAAATATATTACTCCATACTTCTCATGCAGCCATTGAAGTAGATTAACGACGTTGTAGCTGTTCATGTACCGATATTTTGTGCCCATATGGTTTTTGACTGAACAGAAATTACATCCTTTTGGGCAACCTCTGCTTGTAATAATAGGAACTCGGATTCCTAAATCTGCATTGTATGGGTTGTTCCAAGTGGAGTAATCTCTTCTATAGTCCTTAAAGTTTAATAGATGATATGCTGGCCAAGGCAGGTTGTCAAGGTCTTTTATGTATGCAGCTTGATTTACTAATCCATTTCTAATTAAATTCAGTAACTTATTTTCTCCTTCTCCTTCTATAACAAAGTCAACCTCTTTACAATTTTTCTTTATGTCTTTGGAAAACTGGGAAACGTGTGCGCCTCCCATTACTGTTAATGTTTTGGTGTTTCTTTGCTTTATTTTTTTACAAATCTCGTATGCCTGATTGAATTGCCCAGCCACCATAACACTCAGTCCGACTATTTCTGGTTCTTCATTTAGACGTTTATCAACATCTTTGTCCACATTCAAATCTATAAAATCTACATGCTCTCCTTGAGAGATAAGATAAGAAATTAATGATAAAATACCTATGGGCATCACGAAGTTTTGTGTGGTAGATTCTTTTGCTATGGACAAATTAATCAGCAGGGTAGGTTTACTCATTATCTGCTCCGATCAATGTGTATTTGGACAAATACTCAGCTATTTTTTCTCTTGGGTTGAACATCATAACATCTATTATAGAAAGAGCAGGCATGAATGGATTATCAAACTGTTTGTATTCGATATGATCAGACTTTATAAACCTCAAAGCAATTCTTTCCTTCTCAAAATTTTCTTTTTTGTATAAGCTGGTTCCTCCTATGGCATTTATATAAATTTTTGCTTCTCTGCTCCTACAGATACTAATAACTTTTTCCTCAGACTTTAAAGAATGATCAATAGTAATCGTTGAGGATATTACAAGAGGAGTTAATATTCCTAAATAGAATTTTGTTTGATAGAGAGAATGGAGCAAAAACCCAAATAAATTATTGGTGTTAAACAATATGATCGCCTCGATTAAAGGAAAGACTGATTTAAACTTCGGAGCTTTGTGATATAAATTGTCTATTCTACGAATCAGTTTTATCCTTTCCTTTCCATCATCAGCCAATCGTCTCTCTACTATATTCAAATGGTCAGAATCTTTCTTGATAGGCAGAGTAATGTAACTGGCTTTACCATTCACCAAGATTCTGTTCCTATTTATCCAGCCCTTCTTTGTGTATTGAATGTTGTCATAAATAACAAATTCATCAACAGCATTCATTAATTGAAAATAACCAATATAAGGCAAAAAATAAGGTTGCATTATTCCAAGTTTCATGTCATTTCCTTCCGCAGAACATGGATCCTTCCTTTTTTATTTCTGAAAACAATTCCTTGTTGATTCTATGCCAAACTTGTTTTAAAGCCGTTTCTTCTGTGAGAGATATTTGACCAAGTTCCCATGTCGTATCGTGAATGAAAATCCATCCTCCAGCAATCACTAATGGATAAAGCAGATTAAACTCCTCTTGAACGAAAGAAAACTCATGGCACCCATCAATAAACACAACGGAGAGTTCTTTAGGCAATTTGCTAATACTTCCTTTTACGTCTGTATTGAATTGGATGATGTTTTTATAATCACCATTTAAGATATTCTTTTTGAATTTGTCCTTTAATGCCCTCATTAATCCAGGAGGACAATGCAGGGCTTTCCCTTCTAACTCTTCTGGATAAATATCAATGGAATAAACCATTTTGCCAACAAGTTCCGCAGCTTTTATTAAGATGATAGTAGTACCACCTGAAGCAGAGCCTACTTCCACAACGGCGCCAGGAGGCGTATTTATAACAGCATTATACAATTCAACCCCTTCTGTAGGATCTGTTTGACCTTCAAATTCTTTCCATAAGAGTAAGCATTCTTCAAATGTCATTTTTCTGTCCTATTGGAATCTGTGTAAATTGAAAATTTGCTAAGATCAGGATAAGGAAGCTCAAGATCATCGTTATTCTTTGGATTTCCTTCTATATCATAAAATTGATTCATCAACAACAATCCTCTGGCTGCTATCTCTGGCATAAGATAATAATTCCATCCCAGCATATCAAAATGATCTTCATGGTAGGAGCATTCTCTTCTTCCAGAAAACCTGGCTCTTTTAAGCCATCGCCAAGCATCAACATTGTCCGTTAGAATCGCTCCTCCTTTTCCAAGCTTCAAGTGTTTATAAGGACCAGTAAACGACAGGCATTGTAATTGTCCTGGTCTATACATATTATGTGTAAATCGTAAAGCAGAATCCCATACATTCGAGCCAACGAGCTGGTACTCTCCTTTTAAAGTGCCCTTTTCAGATGCATAAAATTTGACCTTTCCTCCAGCATGTATTATTGCACAAGGGACGGAAGGATATGTTCTTGAAGGGATAGTTATTACCTTTCCCTCTATACCAGTGTATATTAGAGCAAGAAATAAAGCATTGCTTTGATTATCAATTGTAACAGCATAAGCAGACCCTGTGTATCTGGCCAAAGCTTCTTCAAATTCCTGAGTGATTCTATATACGCCTTCACTCATTACACGCCTCCATAATAAGCCAATCGTTCCTTTAAAAGATTAATCTTGTTGTTCCACAATTCAGCTTGTGCAGGGCCAATATCATGACCTGTGCTTTGGGCTGTGTGCTCTTTATTTCTGGAAATTTTATAAGGGACTATTGGTGTTCTCCAGCCTAAAAGAAGTAATTCAATTAAGAAAAGCTCCCCTGCTTCTATTCCTTGAATACGAAGAGAATCCTCTTGTTTCCTTTCATCACGGTTGTGGATAAGATATTTTGCATTTGTTTCTTTATTTGTGTATATGGTGGATTCGAACAATGGCCAAAATCCTAAATGGGATTGATAATAGGCTTCTCTATTAGTAAGAATAACCCCCCCTTCCCATACTTGACCAACATCGTTTCCAGTCATTCCCCACAATCCATCGAAATACTTTTTTGAATCCCAATACACAATGTCTGGATGCATTATCAAAATCCAATCTGAGGTTCCACAATTTTCGATGGCGTGTTGAATAGAATAAGCTAAATCCCATTGCCAGAAAGAATCTCGCACACTACAATTTTTGTTTTGTGGAGAGTAGTAATCCAATTCATGGATTACAATGGACGGAATCGTTTTTTTGCAATAATCCACAACTCCATCTTTTGTGCCTTTATCAACAATATGAAAAGAGGCAAAGTCCTTATAAGAGCATCCTCCAGCAATGTTGAATCTTGGATTAGGTTTGACCAGACTCTCCAGCTGAAGTTTTACAAAAGGTTTCACCTCATTTATAGCAATTATACAGTAATCAAATGGGTATTTCATTTCATTTCCTTCATCCTCTGGAAGTTTTCTTTGTTTTTATTCCATAAGTAATCCCTTTGCTCTTTCTCTATGGGATAAATATCATAATATACTTTTTCTTCTTCAATAGTAGGCAAAGGAGTTTCCGCTTCTCTTTTTTCAAATGCAGAGATGGCTTCTTCTTTCCAGACAAGGCCTGAGGCCTCAATAACCTTTTGTATTGTTCCGTCCAGCCAAGCATCTGGAAAAAGAACAAACACTCCTCCTCTATCAACGATTCCTTTTCTTCCTACCCAAACACTGTTCCAATGATCATTTGCATCAGGGTGATTTACGTTAGGTCTTCTTAGCACACTAAAATAAAGAGCGTCTGGCCATTCTTCCTTGAGAATATCACTCACTCCCATTCCCCATTTTGAATTGCAGATACCGCTTGACGTTTTTATTCCATAACATTTCCAGTTTTCATTTTCGGCTTCTGCTTTGTAAGATTGAAGAACTTTTCTTAACGCCAACTGCCATTCTTCTTTTGGTCGTTGATGCACCCAAGCCATTATTGCAGTTACATAAGAGTGCTCCCAATTTGGGGTATTGTATTCAGGGTGCCAATATGTTTTTTCATTGCCCAAGGACATTCCACATAAATTAAAAGTCTTTGACAAGACACTTGCTCCTTGCTCACCAATGCACAGGATTAAGATTGGTATTCTTTTCATTCTGATCTCCTGTAGCACCACGCCGTTGAGCTGTCTTTCAATTTATGAATGTCAATATTTGCCCATTCAGAAAACAACTTTATTGCCTTCCTTAATCCTTCAAACTCAGGGTTGTCCTCACGAAAGTCATGCCAAATAATTACAAAGTTGTCCTCGTCCTTGTTTTCCCAAGCCCATAAACTGTCTTCCCAAACGGCTGCAAAAGAATGATCTCCGTCAATGAAGCACAGATTGAATTTCTTTGTTATGATAGCAGAGGACGAATTCCCCCATATAAAATTGTAAGGAATACCATTAATTATAGCAAGATCACCTGTTTGAAATACCATGTTCTCAGGGGCTTTCTGGAATTGCTTTCTGTCTATTGTGATTAGATGGGCATCTGGATTCAAGTGATAAAGAAGAAAAGTACCTGCTCCAAGACCCGTGCCAATCTCAACGATTACTTTTGGTCGCATAAAATTTGATAATGCTGTCAGCTCACGAGTATAGAAACCAAAATCTCTATAAGGCTCTGGTGCTTTTGGATGAAAGCAATACCATTCTATATACTCTTTTTTACTATTGAAGGCTTTCAGATTCTTATCTTCTCCCTCCCAACCAAACCTTATCATTTTCATATCTTCCATTTTGTATCGGAAGTAATCTTTCCAGACACTTTCAAGAAAGAAATACTTTGTTTCTTCCGGGATTTCCTGGATCATTTTAATCCTTCCTTCAGGAAGCGTTCCCTTTCTTCTGTAATGCGGTGGACGCCTTCTGCCATTTCAAGCTCCTTTTACTTATCTCCACATTCTGTTACGGCATCGCTGCTTTCCTCAATTTCTTCTGGTCCTTGCGGAGGATCGTCCCTCAATTTTTCATTAACAAGCACACAACCTCCTTGACCCATTGAGTTACCCACTCGGACAAAGGCATTGACATTATAGAGGTCTCTTTCTTTCCCCCATTCGTATCTAATGCTTCCTTCTGCGGAGTCATCATTTTCTACTGCTTTTAATGTTTTTTTTATAAAATTTACGAAATCTTCTTTTTTCATTTCATTCCTCCATATTCAGCGTACTCCGCTTCTTTATGATGTTCAGGATAAGCAAACTTTCCATGATACTGGATACAGGCTTTTCTGTGTGCCTCTACAGCCTCTTTAATTGTATGGAAGTATCCTATGTGTTTGTAAGTGTCATTAAACGAAATTGCTACCCTCCATTTGTTTCTCTTGTTGCACCAGGAAACACCTTTATATCCTATTTTATTATTTATCTGATATGTTCTATTCCATAAATTTTGGGCCTGTGTACATGATCTCAAATTGGATAATCGATTATCAAGACCATTTCCGTTTTTATGATCAATAAACCTTCCCTTTTCTTTTTGAAAGTTGAAAATGAGATGGTGTAGATACAGTCTATTATTTATGTTTATGGCATACCTCCCATCAAAAGTCCATTTATATTTTTTTACTTTGTCAATCTGATTAATATCAATTATTGTTTCTTTTATTACCTCACCAAATTCATTATACAAAAGAATCCTTCCTATGTTTTGTTCCACAATAATTTCATTAGGTTCTTTTTTGCTTCTAACAAATTCCGTGCGTATCCTACCGAACAGTTTCAACTGTTTATTGTGACGCTCACAGTACAAACTGTGCCTAAAGGAGCTTCTGTTGCAATTAGGAGCATTACAATCCTTCTTTTTTATACTGTTCATAATATAAATCCTCTTTGGGATGCTTTGGATAAGTATGCCCATAATCTTGATCCTCTGCGTGCAACTTCGCACAGATACGCCCTATCCGATCCCTTGTTTCTTTCCCTGCTGAGCGGTGGAAATGATTGATCTTGGGCAGATTCAGATTTGTATATATGGCTTTATGGCCTTCAATCTGTTCGTGGAGTCTCCGAATATATTTTACTCCACTATTTAATCTTGACATGCGAGCCTGCCAGTCTGGGTATACTCGCCAGTCTTTTGCCGCTTCAGTCATTTCTTTGTTCATCCAATCGACACGTGGAAGAGCTACCACGTCAAAAGCATCAATCAGATAATCTTTTGTAAAACGAAGATTGTGGAAATCCTTTTCAAGAATTCTCTCATCGCCATCGAGATAGATCATCCAATGAGCTTTGGGGAAATGTATTATTGACATTTCTCGTAGGTGATTACGAGCTGGTCCATATCCCTCACGCAGAATAATGTCGTCAATAATGACGACGGCTCCTTGTTCTCTGGCATATTCGATTGTTCCATCAGTAGAACCTGTGTCTACAATAACAATGCCGGCATCCGCGATCTGCTTTACAAAAGCAAACCATTCCTCTAATTGATGGTGTTCATTAAACATATTTGATGCCACAACCAGTTTCTTCATCGCTCCTCCTTTATTCATATATATTATTCCATTCTCTTCTGTTTCGCCAAATCTTTTTCTATCTCCTCGATTTCCTTTAGCACAGATTTAGGATTGTGCCGCCCTGTACAAGGGAGAGGGCAGTTTCTTACTGATGCAGAGCAAGGACCAAGTCCTAAGCAATCGTTCACATAATCAATTACCATGCAAGTAAGAATGCCATTCATTTGATTCGGTCTCACCACATTACAATTACCACAACCAAATAAACAAACTTGGGACACTCCTAAAGCCCCACATAAATGACTGATGAAGGAATCTACTGTGACTGCTAACTCGGCTTTACTTACAACCCAAGCAGATTCCCTGAAGGACAAAGCTCCTCTTAGATCAAGTTGTGAACCTGCAGGATAGTCGGTTGCCGCACCTACCTGAACAGTAAAGTATTTTTCTTTGGTTGCTTCGGCTATGTCAACCATATATTTGTATGTTCGAAATTCAGCATCCCCTCCTGTAGTATGAAGAATAAGAATTGGTTTCCTTGCTGTAGTAATTGAAAGGGAAATATTTTGAGGAGGCATCACTTTCTCAATAAAAAAGTCACAGGGCTGCACCATCAATATCTTCCAATAGAAATCAGAAAGAAGGGAATTACTGTTTCTCCCCCAATGACCAGGACCAATTCTGTCACCATGTGGATTCAAAACAAATTCATATTCATTGAATGCTTTTTCGTTCCATGACCTTATTTTATCAATGTGAGGATTGTGAATCAAAATGTCCATGTATTGAGGAGAAGTCATATAGGTCAATGGTAGTCCTTTAAACATTTCTTTAATGCCTTTTAATGCTCTTGTTGTCATTAAAACATCACCTGCGGAAGAGTATTGAGCGAATAAAACTTCTTTCTTCCTTTCAGTTTTTATCCCTATCTCTTTCTTTGTTTTTTCAGAGATGTTTGTCTGAGAAGATTCGATGGCTTTTATAAAGACATCATTTATGTCTCCCACCCCTGCTAACCATTCACGGGCTCGTTCAAATCCCCGTTTTATTAAACCTTCTCTTACCTTTGGTTTCATTACTTTTAACATGGCTTTTGTCAGGGAGTCTGGGTTGCAAGCGTATGTTTCAATATAAGTGCAGTTTTCTCCCATATCAATTGGTAGGTAAGCAAGCTCGTCACATTTTACAGGCAACCCTGCACCACCTTTTAAAAGTTCAATGTGTGCTGTATTGTTTGCTGCCACAACAGGAGTTCCGCATAGCATGGCTTCTAAGATCGTCCAACTTAATCCCTCCTGCCAGGAGGCACTCACAAGACAATCCACAGCATTATACATCTCTACCATAGCTGTGGTATCATATTGATATTTTTGTTTTTTAATAAACACGTCTCCAAGTTGATTTCCGCAGTCTTTTAAGTATCTTGGTATATTAAATGGGCCTGTGGTTACTTCTGTATGCAGGTATAATTTATTGTTTGGGCATATTTGTTTTGTCTGGAAAAAGGAACGTATTACTCTTTGTGGATCCTTTCTATACTGATTATTGCCGAAAAACCCAAAGACAAAGTTTTCATCATTGATAGACTTAAACAGCTTTTTCCTTGCCTCAAATCGTTTCTCTTTCGAGAAAGGAAGAAATTGTTTTGCGTCGAATAGGGGAGGACGAAAGTATTGCACTTTATTTACGAAAGGCTTTAATTTATTAAAGCCAAATTCTGAATAAACAAGAGGAATATCTATCATAGCTAACCAATCGAGCCATTCTTTTTTCACCGAATAAAATTCGTATGGAAATAAGGATGCAATTATAATCTTTCTTTTCTTTTTTATCTCAACCAAAGAAGATAAAGTAAAAGCAAACATCCATATATCCAATCCGACAAACAAGACAATATCAATTGGTTGCTTGCCGGCAACCAATCCAATAAGAGAATGCTCCCATGCACAAGGGTTTGTCACGGAATGAACATCCAGGATAGGCCATTTGGAATGTTCAAAAGTTCGTTCAGATGTAATGGCCAGCCTTGGGTTTATCGCTAATATAGCTACTTGAAATTTCTCCGGGTCTATCTGGCTTGCTATACCATGCATCATGTGAGCATTACCTGTTGGTCCTTCCGGATGGTCTCCAACCAAAAGAATTTTGATCATTAATCCCTCCTTTTATAAGATGAGCTTTTTATTCAGCTCACTTTGTAGTCTTTAAATATGTCTTCAAATATGGATCTTCCGTGTGCATATGGCTGAAATGGGATAGAAGCTATTTGAGCAAAAATCATTTCTGGCTGCATCACTTCATATTCCTCTATTATTTCCAGAACCTTCCTCATTATTTTAATATCAAGATTGGTATCTGATATGGCGAGGTGTAAGGCACGGATTTTCTCATCAATATGATCTGCAAGGATGTTTGTCGTCTTTCCTTTATACACTATTCTGTCCTTTAAGTCTTCCCATTTTTTTATTTTTTTTGTGGCCTTTGTTATTTCTTTGTCTGTCAGAATGAGGGAGCTTTTACAAGATTCTCTTATACTCCTTATATAATCTGTTTCGCCATCCATATCCTCCTCCGCCAGGCTTAAAAATAATGAAGCAAACATATTCAGTGCAGTTACATATACCTTCCCAGGATCATCTCGTTTTCTTTGTTCCCCAGTTGCGTCGTAGTGCGCCCTGAGATCGTCTGAGATCAAGATTTTATACGCTTCTGTTAGCTTTTTGAATTTCTCACCACTACCACCGTTTACATCAGGGTGGAATCGCTTTGCCAACTTGCGAAACTTTTTCTTGATCTCCTCTTTTGAGGCGTCTTTTTTGACGCCAAGTTCGTCATACAGACTTTTCTTTGCCATAATCCACCAGTTTCTGTTCGAATGGTGTTAGCTCTACTTTGTACATGCTTTTGAATTCTTCATAAGGTACAAAAAGACCAAAAGGCACATTACACGCCTTCAAAACTTCATGGGACTCCTTTCTTAACGCCGGAGATGAATTTGAGAAAGTATACATTGCTCGAATCGCTCGGCTTCTTGCCGTCCTTCGTCCTCTTTCTTTAGATAATTCTTTCTCGGAGAAAGAGCATAATGAAATCCCTCGATGATAACAACTACCATTCTCAATCAGGCAAACGGTGATTCTTGGATGCCTGTCTTTGTCTCTGAAATAATAATAAAACTCTTTCATTTGTTCCTCCTTTAATTATGAAAATATTTGAAAACGTAATGGGTTTCGTCGCCACATCTACAAGGTATAGATTTAGATGGAATACTTGCTTCACTTTCATAATGATATTCCTTCCCGCAAGGCATATTAATTTGTAAAGGAAAAGGAGACATTTCTTTTTGAAAGCCAGCCAGTATGTACAAGTATTCAAGTATTGACATTTTGCCCATAAAAGACCATAAAGCATAAATATTGCCATCAGGTGCAATTATGTCTCCCTCAACATTAATTATCATTTCATTTCTCCACAAATTATGCAAGGGAAGTCAAACCAATTAGGGATTGTCTTGACTTCATATTCCTTCCCTTCTTGTTTACACATTTCTTCATAATCTTTAATACATAACCATTCTGTACTCATAACTCTTCGCTTCTCCAACGCTTTCTTTATAATTGCTTTTTTGGAACGTAGAACGCTCCAGCCTTTTTAAGTTTATTATACACCACATGTTCTTCATCTGTTAAAAGAGGCCAAGGTGTATTGTCTCCTACTTTATCAATTAAATCAAGCAAAGCTTGGCACTCGTCGGAATTAAAAATTGTATTTTTCATTTCACTTCCCATTCTGGTTTCTGATTGCTTTCTGCAGGAGTCTTTTCTTCTTTCTTTTTAGAGAACCATTTTTTAAACATTTCCTTTCTCCTCTTTATATTTACGCCCAAATACTTCCTTGTAAATTTTTTATTTCTTGTTGCGTATATATTTTATACATTAACTTCCTGCGACATTTAAGGTAAATTAATCCTGACAACAAACTTATAGGAAGCCCAAGAAACGGATTAATCCCAAAAGGAATTAAGATTATACAACTAAATGAAAGCATAAAAGTAAAAAATAAGGTCTTTATTTCATACATGAATATACATTGTCTTACCATCTCATTTCTCCATCAGACAAGCATCGTTTGTATTATACCAATCGAAAGCGGTCTCACATTTCAGATTGCTTTCACAATTGGCACAAGTCATATAAACCATAGCAGCTAAAACGTCCCCGTGACATGGTTTGGGCTTGCACCAGCAGCCAAGCACTTTGCCTTTCAATAGGTAGAGATTGCTTATAATAAATGGGTCTTTTGCTGCATGGCGATGAAATTTCTCTATAACTTTTGCTCTATCTCCATGCCTTCCCTCAATAAAAGGATTCCCCCACGGAGAAGGTCTGCCAATATAAATATCATAAGGATCTTTCTTGCAATGTACAACGGATGTTCTCTTCGCCATGCCCATCCTCCATGTAACTGTCCTATGTAACAATTACTGTCAATCTTATTTTATTGATCTCTCCTCGAATTGAATATGACTAAACCTCTCCTGTGGATCAAACGAGAACATCTGTCTTGGCTGATGCATATTTCCTTTATAAACCGATCCATATCTTGCCCATAAAGGAATCTGCTTGATGGGCAAGAGTTTTTCAAGAATCTTTTGGATGATTTTCATCTTTCGCCTCCTTTTCTGCAATCTCCGCCACAAGCTCAAGAATGGCGCGGGGGAGGTTGCTCACATCGCCCCTTGACGGTATCGGGCATTTGCTTTCCGAATCGTATAGGTCATATGTTCCGCCGCAAATGCAAACGACGTATCTTTTGGGCAATTTTGGGATAACCCTTTTCCATAGGTCATTGTCATTGTAGAGGGGATCAAAAGCAGCGACAATCTTTTTATTTTTGTCCCACCAGTATTTATCGCTAAAATCTTTTCCTCCAATACGCAGGGTGCCAAATCCCCTTTTCCAACCCAACCACTCCGAGCATATGCGCGTCAATTCAAGGTCGGTGTGTTTATTCATGGATTGCCTCCGCAATGTTTTTGATAATTTCTTGACCTATACTTTGTTGCCACTCCCTTATCTGGAGTTCAGTAAAAGGCTTTATGTTTCCTATCTCTTCTGCTCTCAAAACGGCAGCAACAACAGCTTCTGGAGCAACTCCATCATGTTTACAGTTAGGGATAAGAATTGTTCTTATGATCCCCAAGCAATGCAACATATGTTGCCGATCTTGAAGCAGATAATCGCGTGATTTTTGAAGCTCTTTTTTAGTCATGGCTTTCCTGGTTTGCCTCCCTCTCGTGCCTCATTTCGTCAACCATCTCTTGAAGGGTAGATGATATTTTATCGAGGCATTTGCGGCAGATAACTTTTGATGGCGGACAAACTGGATTGCCGTCTCCGTTCGCACAATACTTTAATGGTTTAAATTTACTCATGGTCCTCTCCGATTAATAAACCTCTGCACCTTTGATCTGGACAGGATTTTAAGTTCTTCTTTCATTTACGCCCTCCACATTTTTCTCGCGGACAATTACATCCATTACAGGGATCGACTCCTTTATTTACTAATCCCATAACAGTTTGGCCGCCAAGTTTACACGCTTCAGGAACGTATCCCTGTCCTTTTGCCATCTTCAGAAATATATCATCCCGATCTGGTTCTTCCTGTTCAAAATAATGCACCTTCATTACTTCCTCACTTTCTACTGTTCATTAAAGGTGGCGGGGAGCAGGATTCGATACCTGCATGGGATTTTCACTTCCTTAACAGAACTGTTGGCCGAGCACCGTATCCCTTAAATCTGCCTATAGCATCTATACTCTTCAGCTATCCCCGCCATAATATTATGCCTTCAACAACCGATTATAAAGTCGGAGGACTTTGTTTGCTTCGTAAATTCCTCTTGGACTATCTACAGGCCAACCTTTGTATAGAATGATAGCCTTTCTGACATTTCCTCTTGCCATCTCTAATTTTTCTTTCATGATACGTGCACCAACAAGAAAGTTCTCAGCAGGTTCCCATAAAGCATGAGGTATCTGCAAATAACCTTTATAATTCTTAGAGGAGATTGCTCTCTCTTTGAAACTTGATTCAGTAAAGGCCAATGCTATGAGAAATTCCGGTGATAGATCATGGTGATTTGCGGCAAGACGAACACCTTCTGCAATCCTCTCCGTTCTTCCTTCTGGAACACCTACTCTTTCAAGGCATTGCTCAATTCTCTGATCAGGTTCATTTGTTGCAATAGCAATCGCCAGTCTATTTGTCTGAAACAAGATCGCCAGATTAAGGACGATCAAAACCGTTGTTATCAGAAGTTTTGTTGTTTTCATTTTTAGCCTCCTCCAAACATTCTGCACATAATCCTACTTCGGGATGAGCAGGGTTATCTTGACATGACCTGCATATTATAGCATGATCATAACAGCAATTATCAATAATTCCTGGCTCATCACAATTATTCACATTGCAATTTCTCATATTATCACCTTCTCCACATTCTTTGCTTCAATCCATAATTCTTCATCACTTTGATGCCAGAATCCTTACATTGCTCTCTTTAAATCAGTCATCTAAACCCTTCTATGAATTTACGCATTTGTTCTGGAGTTTTAATTGTTCCAAACAGCAAATGCATTAAACCCAATTCTATTCCAGAATGTTTTTCTGTCTCAGGATGTTTTCTAAGATCAGATGCCATTGAAGCAAAAGCCTCTTGCACACAACCTCGGTCTACGTATTCCAATGCTCTTTTTTTACAACATTCTAAATGTTCTTGTCGGTTCATTTCTCCTCCTTTTTGTAAGGATAATTTTCACTCTTTACACTCATTGGTATAAGATAACCAAACAACACTGGCACTGACCCACCAACTGTCATTTTATGTATGAAGTCCCGAATTTCCTTGCCATGCTGTTCTACTACCTCTTCAGTCTTTGTTATGATGTTATTATCATAACGACAGGCTTCAAAGAAATCAGGAATGATGATTTTGACCTGATCACCGACACGGATTATTTTTGGATCGAGTTTTCGTTTACGTTTCATGCACTACCTTCCATTTTCTTGAAAAAGGAAATAAAGTCGTCAAGATCAAGAAATAGATTTACAGGCCTGTCTGTTCCGAAATCTTCAATTGCATCTTCCATTGCTTGTCTTGTAAAAGCGGAGGTCATAACATAATAGGTATTCGGTCTATCCTCTGCCAGCCTTCTGATTTCTCTTGAAAATCCTTCAAGGCAGGAATTTCCAAGAGACATTCCTCCCCAATCAAAAAAGAAAACATCACACATTTCCTCCAGCACACTGGAGTCAATTGTGCATTTCACATTCTTGAATTTGATACCGGCTGTTTCAAGAGGAAATGCAACCATCTTTTTGTATTCCTCTTTGTCTGTTTTAATACCTAAAGTGTGCATCGGATCACAAAAGTATATGACTTTGTGAGGATACGTCTTAACTTTCAAATCTGGTGTTTTAAGTTTCTTCATATCTTTACAACAACCTCTTCGTCACATTGTAAGGTAAATCGTTGATGATCATACCACCAATACGGGTAGCTTTATTGAGTTCTGCTTGGAACACATAATAAGAAATGGTTCCTCCTGTAAGTATGCCCAGCAAGAAGATAATCAATATCCAGTTTTGAAGTTTGGCAAATCTCGTTCTCCAGCCCTCGATGAAGACTTTGATTTCTCCCGCCTGTTCCAGTCCGATATATCTTTCTTGATGTGCTCTGTAAAGCACTTCTTCTTTACTTGCGGGCTGTATCTCATCTTTAGACATCTTTCTTTTCCTCCTTTATTTCAAATTTACCATACCAATCCTCCCAATCCTTGAGACGTATCATTACCAGGGACTTATCAAATCGCTGATTGAGTTCATGTACAATGACAAGAGGGACTTTGCCTTTCGGGCAGTTCTTTACAGCTTGATTCATAAAGGTGTTGCCCACAAATTTCTTGCGGTGTTTTACTTCCACTGAGAATACAGAATGCTCAATATCCTGACCTTCAATTGTCCCGACAGATTTTCCACCAAGTCTTTTAGCCATCTTGCTTTGAACAGCTCTCCCTTGTCTTTTATTCCGAATGACTTGTTTGACAACCATTACAAATTCTCCTTTTGGGTGACATAAGCAACCCCTTTTTTATTCTCACACACAAATACTCTGTCTGCGGATTTGATAATACTGTCTTGATCAGACACCATTAGAATTTGTATCCTAAGTTGTTTAGACACTTCTTTTATCATTGCGGAAGCCTTCTCTTGATAAAGAGGATTGTGCAGATATTTAGTTGGTTCATCAATAAGAAAGAAAGGTCTTGTTTTCTTTATGGACCAAAGAGCAAATGGTAGAGAGATATTTGCTGATATATCAGCAACTCCACCCCCACCTGAATTAAGGATGTCATCAGTTTCATTTCCATTCTTAATGAAGATCATGTCCGCTTCTGTTTTATTCCTTCTCTGCACAAAACGTAGCTCAAATGTATATGGGTCAGGGAAGACAGATGCGAGTGCCGCAGAAACAAGGGAGCTGATTTGGTATTCGAGATGCTTCTGAGTGCCCTCCGCAACAAGTTGAACCACTATTCGGGCATTTAAAGTATTTTCATAGTATTCTTCGAGAGAGGTTTTCTTCTTTTCAGCCTCTTTCTTTTGAGAGAGCAAGAGGCTTTGCTCCCCCTTCTTCCTCTCAATATGTTTTCGGAGCATCTCCAAGTCCGAGCTTCTTACCATGCATAATTCTCCTTCAGCTCCTCGAATTTCTGTGTAATATCCTTATCAATCTTTTCAATGTCTGTTTCTTCCTTACCGAGCCACTTGCTGGCTTTTTCAACTGAGTCGGAGCCGAGTTCCTCCTTTAATCTTTTCAGACTTTCCTCTTCCCTTCCTCGAAGAACAGAAACTTTTTGCTTTGCTTCATCCACTTGTTCGATAAGGTTGGTTAGCTCCTTTGTAATATTATTCATTTTTGCACTCCTCAATAATGTCAATGATTTCTTGTTTTGTTTTATTTTCTCTGAAATGGGCATTCAGATTGGACTCAAATGAAAGACCTATTTCTTTCTGATCAGACAAACCACTGATAAAGGCTGTTATCTTTTCGTCTCGTTCTTTTTCTTTCATAACCCGCTCCATTTCAAATACTTCTTCTGGAGGCTGAATCGGTATTGGAATTGTATTAAAAAGCATCGTCCCTGTATCAAGAAGGACTATTGAAGGATGGTGCTCCATTTGAGTAATCGATGATCGCATCATGGAACCACAATTGAATAACATTCGCTCACCATGAAGACAGGAAAAGTTTTTATGATTGTCTCCACTTATTATGAGATCAAATTTATGCTTTCTGAGGAAGTGATTCCCCCAGGAGTAATCAGTTTGATCATCCCACAACTTCTCATCAATAATCATACGGTGGGTGAGAAGAACATCAAAACGCTCTTTATCTGGCTCAGGGACTTCTTCATTAAAACCAGCTCCATAAATCATTACTTGGCTGTGAAACAATTGTTGATTATTGTTTTCAAGAAGGAAGATGCGATTGGGGAATGACTTTGCCAATGCTTTGAGGGCAGTGTTGTCAGGGTTTCTGAAACGAAGATCATGCTGACCGAAAACGATGATAATGGGAGTTGCAAAGCATCCCACGCAAGAAACCACCTTTGTATAGAAGGAATAAGAAGGGTTTGGGGAATCGAAGAAATCTCCGGGGAATAAAATGAGGTCCGCTTCTTTTTCCGCACAGTTGAGAATATATAGAAATTTGTTAATAACTGTTTCTGCATAGCCATCGATTCGGTGTTCGGGGCGTTTCTCTGATAAATGAAGATCACCTGCTATCAACAATTTCATTTGAATTTCCCTCCGCATAACGGGCACACCTTATGTTTTTTCATAAAAGCTTCTTTATCTGCTTTTAAAGCAAGGAATGTTCCTTCTTGGATAATTATCTGCCTCCGAATATCCTGTATTTCTTTAAGCAAGATTTTTAATTTGTCTGTATTTAACTTTCTGGTATTCCTCTCAGAAATTCTTTTCCTTAAAGGAGCGATCTCTTTCTCTATCTCCAACCAGTTTAATTCCGTCTGTAAATCTTCTCGTATTGTCGATATATTGGATACAAGGGTTTTTATTGTGGTAAGTTTCCCTTTCCTGCTGCTTTGGTCAGCTATTTGCTCCTTCAGTTCTTTAGCTTGCTTTTCAAGACCTCTTAACGTCTTTGATCTGTCAATTTCTTCGTTGACAGCTATGATATTTTCTATTAAATTCCTTACAGAACCGACTCTCTTTTGCATTTTCTCTCTTTTTACAAGCAAAGACTCAATAATTGATAGGTCAGCGTCAGCAGCGTCGATATACGAGAGCTTGTCAATGTCCTCCGTGAGTGTTTTAATTGTCTCGGTTTGAGAAACCACTCCTCTTTTTGAGGCGAGTATTTTACTGTTCAAATTCTTGAAAATTTTATCAATGATGTCCAGTCCAGCAATCTCGTTTAATTTCCTTGCTACTTCACCGGGAGAATCACTTAAAAGAAAATAAGGTTGATGCTGAGACCGTATATTGTATTCTGACAGATCAAAGGCGTCGAGAATTTCTTGTGGCACCTCAGCCTTTAAAACATCAAATGTTTTTCTTCCCAAAGTATAGCTGTTTGTTTTGCTCCTTGACTTACTTATTCTTAAATTATCCTTCGTAGTGATCACTACAGAAACCTTTTCTTCCTCACAGTCCCAATTTCTGAATGAGTCCCCTGCAGGACGGTTCTCATGAGACCAACGAATTGCTCGAATGATAGAGCTTTTGCCACTATCGCTTGCACCAGTAATGACATTAACTCCGTCATGCAGTTCTAATAAGGTGTCCTTATGCGCCTGAAAGTTACGAATGTGGATGGATTTTATCATTGCATTAACAACTCCTTCCATTTGGAAAGATTTTCTTTATATAAGAAGGAAGAAAATCCGTATCGTTTGCACACATTTAAAAACCCATCAATGTTGAGATTGTCTTCACGTAACAAAACAGAAGATGTGCCTATTAATGGCAGATGCACCAATCCTTTATTACGATTAATAACACCCTTCCCATCTTCCGAAACAATCTTTTTGTGAGCGGCACTTGTCTTGTTTAGCTCACCTTTTAGATATTTGATTGCGGTAAGTACTGCGACACCTGCTATTCCTTGCACATTATCTGTTTTGCAACCAGCAATAGATTTCACATCCACCCAATTGTTGGGAAGGATTCCATATTTTATTGCGAAGTCCCTTTCTGTGAATTCTTTTTTTGTATGCAGACCATAAATGTGAATCTCATTTTCGAATAGTAATTGGTACATATCATTATCTGAAGTAACGATCACAAATTTATCATCTGCATAATGGATAACTATCCAGGCAATAAGATCATCTGATTCATATCCTTCCTGAATAAAAATGTTATTAAACCCTATCTCATATAATACTTCCATTCTTAGTGTATCAAACTGTGTATAAATGGAAGGATCGAGTTTATTTTTCTTCCTATTGCCTTTGTAATCAGGGTAAACTTCTTTTCTCAATGACAATTGAGAGTCCCAACAAAAAATGAACTTGTCAGTTTTGTAGGCTTTGCTCAAACGAAGAATTTCCCTCAAGAAACCGAAGATAACACCTGTCTTTTTTTCATCCCAAGAAAGATTGTCCAGCTTATGGGCTTCTCTGTGAGCAAGCCCATTGCTGTCAATGATGATCGTTATCGGGTTTTTGGTTTCCGTTCTATTTTGAGTTCCTTTTGAATTCTTTCCCAAAGGTTGATAGTCCTTTCTTTAAGATCCAACTCAAGATCATGCTCCTCAATGAAACTAATAGCTTGTTCCATTGATACATAAGTTTTATGAAAACAATTGTAGGAGGGTTCCCCGGTCATGTCTTTGTAATATTGCAGTTCATCCCTAATGGAGTCTATACCATAACCAAATATAATTGTTATGGGGGCTTCTCCAAAGGGAACGTCGATGGAACTTTTGATTACCCTTGCCACGCTTCGGATTCCATAAACTCCTGAAGCTGTTGTTTTCTTTTCTTTCTCCTTTCCTCTTCTCTTTTTGGTTTCTTCCTTTTCCTCTTTACCAATTTTTATTTCTCGAATCAACTGAGAATTCTGTCTCGCAAAAGTCAGTCTTATTCTCAAAGAGGCATAGAAAGGCAGCGCCATTCCACCAGGAGTAGTGTCTCCCATATCGCCTTGTCTTACTTGATTAGAAAAGGCAATCAGCCAGTTGTTCTTGGCAATCATGCGACAGGATTTTCTCAGTTCTTGAGAAAAGTCTTTGGCTCTTTTCTGCCCACGTTTGTCCTCCTCTTCCATCTCCATTTCTGTAGATAAAGCCGCTAAGGAGTCACCAGCATAGATATTAATTGCTCCAGGGTTGCTTGGTGACCATTCCCATATGTCATCAAATAACTCAACTACAGTATCAGGTCGGCAGTAGGCAAAATTGTCCGCTAAACTAACACCATATGTACGAGTATATTCTTGATCGAGGCGGGCTTCAGGGTCACCAAAGCGGGCTTCCCCGCCTCGGCTTTGAGCTGAAGCACACATTTCAGCAAGAAGAGCAGTCTTTCCAGTGGCCGGTCTGCCGGACACTTCAATAACTATCCCACCAGGAATCCCTCCTCCTCGCCTTCTACCGCCACTTATAACGAGATCGAGAAGTGTCGATCCGGTAGAGATTACCTTATCGACACACACTTCCCGATTGATGAGGGCAAGGTCAACCCTTTTCTCCTCATCATAAGCGGCGTCTTTCACTTCCTCAACAGCTCTACTTCTTTGTCTGGTCATCTTGAACTCCTGCGAGACCTTCCTTGTGCGGGTTCTTCCTTCTTCTTGGCCGCTTCCCTGGCTTTTCTTCGAGCTTCTTTTTCTTCTTGTATTTCTTCGAATCTGGCCAGGCAGCCGGCGTTCACTCCACAATCGGCACATTCATCGTAAGTATCAACATCAACACCGAAAACGAAGTCATAAGGGCAATCAGATGGCTCATCTACATCTGCATCAGCAACAGGTTCTTTCTCAGTCTCTTTCTCAGTCTCTTTCTCAG